GCCGCTGCGCTGTACCGCCTCGGCATGCGTCGCCCTCACCTTATAATGAAGACCCGTATAGTTGCTCTGGTTCTCCTCCGTCACGGCAGGCACGAATCCCTCGCCCGTCACGGCCACCCTGCCCGTCAGGTCCGCCCCCGTCAGGAACTCCCTCAGGAACAGGCACGGCATCGGCGTAGTACCAGCCGCGTCGGAGAATCTCTGCACCACCTTGCCGAAGAGGAACTCCAGCTGCCCCTGCTCCGTCGCCACGCTCGCGCCCCCCGCCATCTTGTCGTACAACTGCGACCACGCCACGCCATCACCCTCGATGGTCTGCATCCTCGCCGACCCGTTGCCAATCTCCGAGTCCGGGGCAGTCACCCCCAAAGTGGTCTGCTCCGTCACGATGTCCTCGCTCTCGATGTTCTTAGCGTTACCCACGGTCATATCCTCGTAGTAACCGTTCTTCAAGGCCACGTCCTCGGCAGCAATGCCGCTGTCCTTGAGGTTGCCGTTGGCATCGAACGAGGCCATATTGTCTTCGTGACCGGAACCGAGTTTGTCGGTCTTGCCAGCGAGGCTTTGGTGGCTTTTCAGCACCGTGGCGCTCATGCCGCTCTTCAACTGGATAGTCGTCTTGTCGGCATCTGCACCAGTGCCGTCGGTCACGGCCATCTCGCTCTTCTCGGCCTTGCCTGCGAAAGCCGTACCGGCCTCCACGTATGACTTGATAGCCTCGGGAGTGACGCTGTTATCGGTCGTCGTACCCGGACGGCCCACGGGAATCTTGTCGGTGCTCTGCAACGCACCAAGATCTGTCAATTCAAGAATCGATACATCTTCCATTGTTCTTTATTTTTTAATTGTTAGACATTCGGTTTTTATTTCAGATTTTCAAGAGCGTCCCTGAGGATAACCAGCATTTGGCTGTGCTCATCATTAATGATGGCTTCAAGGATGGAGCGCACGTTGACATAATGGCACTCATAGTTGCCCAATTTGGAACTCTGCTTGTTCTGATACACTGACATGATCTCCACCTCGCCGAAGAAGATCGGCACGGCCACAACATCATCAGCGTTGCAATAGCCATTTTCGCATCCGGTGTTGTAGGTGACCAGCAGTCCGCCGATTTCGGGAGTGCCGAGAACGGTGGCTTGCGCCACGGTCACGCTGATGGAGTTGCTGTTGATGCTGATACCGTCGCCTGCGGTGTATGTAGTACCGCCTGGAGGCGTTTGCCATTTTCCGTCTTTACGGAGGAACTGGTTGCTGTGTGTGCTGTTAAAGGCAATGCTCGAGCGCGCGGCCTTTCCGCTGTCGCTGTCGTCGGCAATCACCAGTTTGTCGCCCGTGGTAGCAGTGACATCGTTGTCCTGCAGCGTGCCATTGTTCTTGATGTTGCCGTGAACGTGGTCGGAAGTAGCGAAGTCGGAAGTCTTCTTGCCGGAGTCGACAATGTTTCCATTGTTTGTAAAGTTGGCCAAGTTACCAGGAGTGGAACCCACGGCCTTGTCAACCTTTCCACCTAATGCAGAATAAACATCGCCACCAGTAACAAATCCAGTGTTGTTGCTTGCAATACTTCCCGTGAAGTTTGACTTCTTGGTGGCGTCACTGGTATTCTCCACATTGCCCAGCCCCACATCGCTCTTCGTGAGGGCTGTACCCAGCACCACATGGCCTTTGCTGTCTTGACCTACCTTCACGGCGGCGGCGGCAGTGGCGGTGGCTGTCGGATGGGTGTATACGGTGGTCTCAGTGCCGTCAATCTGAATATTGCCGTTGTTGGCACTGGCCTCAACCTTGTTGGCACCCACGGAGATACCGTTCAACTTGGTCTTGTCGGTCGACGACATCAGACCGTCGGCGCTCGTCGTGGCGTTGTTATAGGTAGTGTCTTGAGCGGGAATACCAAGCGCGGTGATGTCGCTCTTCACCACGGCGGTGGCGGCGGTCACATGGCCCTCGGCATTGGTGGTCACCTTATACAGGCCGCTGGCGAAAGCCGAACCCTTAGCAACGGCATGGTCGTAGGCAGCCTTGCCGCGGTCGCCACGGTAGGCAGTGCTCGAGGTCTCGCCCAAAGCAAGCGAGGAACTGATAAGAACGTAAGCACTTCCGCTCCAGCGGTAGGTCAAGTTTGAGTCGATATCTACATAGATTTTGTTGCTCTCGCCGGTGATTTCATCGGTGTAGGTGCTGCCACTCTTGTGCTCGTAAAACTTGCCGTCACCGCTGTTGTAATAGCCGTTGATGATGGTGTCAACCGAGCCTGGCAACTGGCTGCTTAAGATAATGCCGTTGGCATCCAGCGTGGCCACACCGTTGGCAGCACCCATCTCAGAACGCTTAACCTGCGCGTCGTTGGTGACGTTCCCGAGACCAACATCACTTTTGTCGAGCGCACTCCCGAGAACCACATGCCCTTGGTTATCGTTACCCACCTTGACGGCGGCAGCCGCAACGGCGCTGGTCGTCGGGTGGCTGTAATTGTTGGCTCCTGCATCTATGCCGTCCAACTTCTCTTTGTCGGTGGCCGACATCAAACCCTTCTGCCCGCCAGCACCGCCTACCGAAGCGGAAACATCATACACCGCTCTCTTGTGCGGGGTGATAACGCCGTTGGCATCCTGCGATACGCTGTCGATGAATTCTACACCACTGCCGTCGGCGGAAGGACTCGACACGGCGGTCTGTTTAGTCTTGTAGTTGGTGTGCGTGTGATTCTTGAACGCAAAAGTCTCACGGATGCGCTTCCAGAGATAAGAAACTCCGGGCGCATCCAAAAATTTCTTCCGTGTAAACATGTCTATCTGATTTTAAACGTTAATCCATTTCAGCGACTTACCGCTCGGCATGGTGATGCTCTTTCCGCCTGCGGTCAGCAGCAGGTGAGAATCCAATGCCAGTTCCTCGGGATAATAAGCGGCGTCGGTCTCAATGATGGCAGACTCCACTTCCACGTTGGTCATCCCAATGGCAAAACAGTCTTTTAACTTGGCCCAAAAATAGCCAAGACCAGGTTTATTCAGGTATTGCTCACTCATATTGTATACATTTTAATATAGAATCGGGGCACCCCTCTCGAGATGCCCCGATTGGTTCGAACCCTTAGGAGTTCATGATGGTGTCAATCTCACCGTTGGTGATGGCGCTGACGCCACCGTCGTTGAGTTTGACATACGTGCCGTTGGGCGTGCCTTCAGCCCAGCGGAACTGGGTGTTGGCGGAGTAGCTGGTGGAGTCAACCATCAGCACGTAGATGACACCCGTCTCGGGAGTCAGGGCAGCACCGCCTTGAGTCTTCGACAGCCAGCCGGCGCTGAGCTCGGTGGCACCGCTCACGGGGTACACCTCAATCACGTCGTCGACGTAGCTGGGCAACTGGCTGCTGGGAACCTTGCCAGTGCTGTCGAGAGTGGCGACACCGTTGGCCTGACCGAGGGTGCTGGTGTTGACCTTCAGTGCAAGGGCGTCATGGACGTCGTTGCCGGTCACGAAACCAGTGTTGTTCTTCTCGATGGCGCCGGTGAAGTTGGTCTTCTTGGTAGCATCGGAGGTGTTGTCAACGTTGCCGAGTCCGACATCGCCTTTGGCGAGGTCATCGCCAATGACAACGTGGCCAGTGGAGTCGCGGCCAATCTTCTTGGCAGCAGCGGCGGCAGTGTCATAAGTGGGGTGTGCATACACCGCGGTCTCGACATTGTCAATCTTGATGTTGCCGTTGGTGTTGCTGGCCTCGACCTTGTTAGCGCCAGCGGAGATACCGTCAAGTTTCTCCTTGTCGGTGGCAAGCATCAAACCGTTAGAGCCGCCGGAGCCGCTGGTAGAAGCAGCCACATTGGCAACGGTTTTCTTGTGAGGAGTGATTTCACCGTTGGCATTCTGAGAGATGCTGTCGATAAAGCTCACACCAGTGCCGTCGGCAGTGGGATCACTGACAGCAGTCTGTACGGTCTTGAAGTCAGAGGCTTTCTTGCCGCTGTCGGTAAGATTGCCGTTGGCGTCCAGTCCTGCGAAGTTGCCATTGGTGGCACCCGTCACCTTGTCAGCCTTGGTGGCAAACAGAGTTTTCAGTTTGCTCCAAAAGTACGACAAGCCGGAATAATCCAAATACTTTGTGCTCATGATTTTTTTGTTTTTGGGGTTAATAAATATTGATTTAAGGTACCTTCTAGTTAGTCATCAACTGGTCAATATCCGAGTTAGTGATTTTGTCCACGTCCTCTAGATTGTCCAGTTTGGTCTTGTCGCTGGCAGACATCAGGCCGTCCTCCTGCTGGGTGGCGTTGCCCTCAATCTGCCTTACGTCTATCTTCTTTGCCATATCCGTAGGGTTTTTGGTTATTCAACAATGTCGGCCACCATCTTCACCTCCCATCCGTCTTCGTAGAAGGGAATGATGACGCCGATGCCTACACCATTGCCCATAATCAGACTGTAGTCCGGCAGGTAATAGTGGACACCGTTCACCATCAACTCCTCGGTGTTGGGATGGAACGGACGGTCTGCATACCAGCGGGTGCTGTCCTGCTCGTCCTGCGTCAACACCACGGTCTCTTTCTGATTCTCGCGGATAAGTTCAAGAATCTGCTCCATGGAGATTTCTCCGGTGGGAAGGTCCCTGCCGGTGTTCACCCATTTGTTGTTCTTGGCAATGTAGCAGTAGAAGACGGCTTGGCTGCCCGACTGGCTGCTCATCACACCTGCCATCCATCCGTTGTCCGGAGTGGGGTAGGTGTCGTTAAGGTCGTCAATGGTCATGAAATAACCCTTGTTGGCACCAGTGAGATTGTCGGCAGACAACTCGCCCTTAATGCGCAGGCCGTGGTTGATAACCATCTCGCCCTGCACCTCGACATCGCCTCCTATGGTGGCGTCATGCTCTACCAGCAGGTCTCCGTTGATATGTTCTGTCTCGTATTTGCTCATCTCTCTAATAGGGTATTTGCTTTTTCAAAATAAACATTGGCCTTATCAGCCTCTCCGCAACTCACAAGCGTCAAGCCTGCGATAGTCCACACGGCGGCGTTATAACACCGCTCACTCATATCCACCATGTCGCTGGCGTTCAACTCAGCATAGGGGATATAGATGGCACGCGTGATGCTAGCCCCACGGGTCTTGCAGGAGTAGAACTCCAGCACATTGCCGATGGGGCGCTTGGCTATGACGCATACCGGACGCTGTGACGTGCCGCGGAGTGCCTTGATACGGCTCTTCTGTTTCTTATACTCAGGGTCAATAGGAGTGATGGCCACATACACCGGACGCTCCCAATCATCCATCTCGAAGACCACCAGGCGCATGAATTCGGCAGGCAACTTCACCCAACCACTCTCCATCTCCTCCCACACCAACGGGGCGTCATGGAACGAGTGACCAAGTTCCAGCATGTGGTACGGCGCTGCCATCTGCACCCTGTCGACACCCTCCACTATCTTCGAGCGGATAATCTCGTCCAGCTTCAAGGTGTCCACATCGCCAATGGACAACAACTGCGTGTCCGTCCGGTTCTCGTCCAAACACACCCGCACATCCTGTATGATTCTGTTCGCCTGAAAGTACATCCTATAATACTTTTATGAGTTATTATTCAGATGCTATCTCGAACACCACGCCGTGCTTCTTGGCAGCCTCGTTGACGGCCGACATCGAACGCAACTTCACCGAGGTGTAACCCTCATCGGGGAAGCGCTCTTTCAACCACTCAACGGCCTCGCTCTTGTCGGCCACCTTGATGGTCTCGACACTGATGGTCTCGACACTGGCGGTCTCAGCCTCGGGAGCAGCCTGCTCCTGCGTAGGAGCGGCCTTGGGCATGGCAACACTGGGATGCACACCTTCAATCTCCTGCGACATCTCCAAGTGGATGAAGCCACTCTTATACTCCTTGGAGTTCTCGATAACGAACTGCGTGATGGGATTCTTGGTGACGAAATAGGCAGGCTGGGCTCCAGTGGACGATGCAGTACCGCCTGCAAAGGCCACATTCACCTCGATGTTTCCAGCCTTGAGTTTGCCCTGCCACTCGGTCAGGCCATAAATTCCGTATGTATTGACTTTCATAATTTCTATTTTTCCTTTAAATAAAATTGGGACGGACGGCATTTTGTCGCGTCCGTCCCAATCGGTTTGAGTCTCTGCCAAAGATTATTCGGCGGAGATGGGGCCGTAGAACTTGCTCCACGGCTTGGAAGCACTGGCGGTGTACTTGTAGCTGTCACCCATCTCGACACTGATGGTATCGCTACCATTGGTCAGCGTCAGGGCGTTGGCAAACACATACACTACGCCGTCCTCAAGGTCGCCGCTGGTGGGGGCAGTGGTGCTGCTCCACAGACGGAACTCCTGAGCGTTGGGGGCGGTGTCGTCGTCGTCGTCGTCGCCGTCAACCCACACGTGGCAGTTGCCCTTCAGACCGAGAGCATCGCTCACGAGCACGCCGTTGCGGGTGGCTTCCTCGCCGATGACCTCCTCGGTGTAGTTCGACTCACCGCTACGGACGTAGTGGACGAGACGGTCTTCACCGATAATGATGCCGCTGTTCTTATAGCCGCAATCATTGAGGGTCTCTTCGAGTTTGATCTGCAGGTCGCCGAAGATGCAGGTCAGACGGGTAACCTTCCAGCCGAGAGTCTCGTTGGTGTAGGGCTCCATCTTCACCTCGGGATGCTTGCTCCAGTCGATGAGTTGCAGGGCCTGGGCGAGGTTGTCGCCAACCAGCCAAATGCCGCTCTTTGGTTTGTCAGCACCGCCGTAGTACATCTTGATGAGGGCGATGACGTCCTCGAAGGTCCAAGTGCCACGGTGCTTGACCTCGCGCTTCACCTGCCAACGGACGCCGTTGGTGGTGTAGTCCCACTGGTCGTCACCCATGCTGGAACGCACGCTCATCTTGCTCTGCTGAGAGATGAGGAGGGTACGGTTACCGGCGGCCTTGAATTCACGCAGCTGAGCCTCGGCTTTGACGGCCTCGTCGTAGGGGATTTCCATGGCTTGGTCAGCCAAGTACTTCGAGACGATGCTGGTCATGCCGCGCTTCTGCAGATACAGGTCGTCGGGCACGGGGATGATGGTGTTCGGGTCAACCCACTTCTGAGTCTCGTACATGGCGTTGGCCATGCGGACGAGCTTGGTGCCAGCCACGATGACGTTGGTGTTGCTGGAAACGGGCGAACTGCTGGTAGGCAGGTTGCCGTACTGGTCGGTAGCGGCCTGTTTCACACCATTGGTGGCAACGCAGGTGATGGTGTCGTCGTTGTTGACACTCTTCACGAAGAGCTGGAGGGGACGGCGGGTGAGCACATTGCCGGTTCCGACAACGTAGTTGTAGCCGCGCACACCTTTCACCATCAGGGTGTCATAGGCACGAACCTTGCCCTTGTCAGCGTTGACGAGGGTAATGATGTTGCCGTTGACGCTGGCCACGGTCACAATGGGAGTGCCCTGGTCGATGGCGTAGTGTTTCACCTCCATGCTGTTCACGTTGACACGCTTGGCCATCAGCATAAGCTGCATCAGGGCGTTCTGGTCACGCTCGAACATGAAGATTCGCTTGTCAATTGCGGGCATGACAAGTTCGCCCATTCCACCGCTGGCGTTAGTAACGCCGCTGACGGTAGTCGGCATACCGCCTACTTGGGTCTCAAGACCAGCGGTGCCTGCTCCTTTGGTGGGTTCCACCGCGGAGGGTTCAAGAACTCCAGTCGATTGATTAGGAGTCTGCGAAGGAATCACTTCTTCTGCCATTTTTTTGTTTTTTTATGGGTTAATAATTGTGGTTTTCTTGGTATCCGCTGGCGCTTCAACCGATGCTTTTCTTTACTAGTTTGTCATTTCCGGTAGCCTTTCCCGCGTCTCTGAGTGCACTCACCGTCGTGCAGGCTCCTCCCATCTGTGTCCTCAAACCTGCCGTACCTTTGGCTGGCGTGGCATCCCTCGGCGTGGAAAACTCTACCTCTACGCTCATATCTCTTTATCTTGCAGCGTCAACATAGTCGAAGACCGTGAGGTTACGCTTCGGTGCAGCAGCAGCGGAATTGCTTCCACCCATGGCGGGCATGCCATCGCCGCCTTTCTGCTTGCGAAGTTTCTCCTCAATCTTGGCATTGCGTCCGGCAAGTTCGCCTTCGCTTCTTGCGTTCTCAAGGTCGGCTTCGTGGTTCACAACCTTAAGAGCCATCTCAAAGGCTTCCTTGGTAATCTTGCCCATGATGGCATCCTTGCACATCTGGTCGATGACGGCAATGGCGGCGTCAACGGTCTCCTCACCATACTGCTCGTCAAGCTGCTCACGCAACACCTGACTCTCGGCAAGGTTCTTCTCGTACTCAGCCTCCAACTCCTGCTCTTTGGCTATGCGCTCCGCACGTATGCGGTTGGCTTCGTCCATAGCCTCTTTCTTGGCAGGGTCGTTGATGAGTTCGATGACACCGTCACTACCTATCTGCTCCACGACGGCAATCCACGGGTCTTTCCCGTTGGCCATGTCGCTGATGAATTGAGCAGAACGGGGGTCACGCTGAAGCATCTCCTCCATCTTTTTCTCTCGGTCGCTATACTCGCCGATGCGCTTTTCATAGTCGTCATAGTCTTCACCAATCTGACCAAACAATGCCTCGTCGTCCGCATAATCACGGTCGGGGTATCTCGTTTTCAGGCGCTCGTTGAATAACTCCCGATTGGTTTTCTTTTCTTGATTCTCAGCCATATCTTTTCTTAGTTTTACCGCAATCACGCTACACCGTAATCACGAAAATATTATCTCTTTTTCGGGTGCAAAAATACTATTATTGTAGTGGCGTAATACGTTATCTTTTGAATTATTGCAATAAAAATAGTTGTAATTGCGAAAATTTTAGTATTTTTGCACCTGAAAATATAGGGGGTGCATGCTGCTGTTTCTACCTTTTATAGACAAACAAACAATACACAGAATGAAACACAAGGGTTGTATCGTCGATTTTTCAGTACAACGCAACCGCGAATTAATGAGGGCTTATCGTAGCGTGCTCTCAAAGAAGAGTCACTTCGATTTCAAAAACGACTACAACGAGGTAGTCAACCACCCATGCTCTCGCTTTTGGGTCTCCGAGGAACGCGCTACCGTTGTCGTATCAGCACTCCTCAAAGGACAATATGCGCTGGATTCTATGCACCCGCTCAAGCGCGAGATGTTCCTTGAGATTTTCAAACGCTTCATGGAGATATACGAGGAGAATCCAAACCGCTCTATCCCCGACATCGTCTTCGAGGTCGTCAACTCTTCGGCTCCCAAGTTCTACATGACTCCTCGCACCGCTATGATGTATATATATAGTATTAAGAAAAACCACCACCCCAAACGCAACATACCGTTTTATAGAACATAATGGCTGCCACTAAGACCATAGACCCAGTAAAAGAGATTCTCAAAGAGAACGAACGGAGACAGGCCGTGAAGAACGCCGTCTTTAACCCAATCACCGGAGAGGGGTCTGTGGGCGAACGTGTCAAGTTCTCGCTTTTTGACTATCCTCTGCCTACCCAATGGCTCCCCGTGGAAATGATGGACGAGCCGTTCGTCAAGCGCCTTCAAGAGGCCGGCAGCGTGAAGAAGCTCATCAAGAGTATTATGGTGGTCACCGATGCCATGTACGAGGACGCGTACAACAAGGTGGTGGAGATGTTTATCCGAATCCGCATCAAGTACGACTTCCCCTTCTGGGCGGCCACGTTCGTGTACATCAAAAACAAAAAGGGCGGCAAGGATATACTCTTCCGCCTCAACCGTCCCCAGCGCCGCCTCGTGGCTATCTTGGAGGGCATGCGCAAGGCCGGCAAGCCTATACGTCTCATCATCCTCAAAGCACGTCAGTGGGGTGGCTCCACCTGCGTGCAACTCTACATGGCTTGGCTGCAACTCGTACACGAAGTGGGTCTCAACTCCCTCATCATCGCTCACCTCTCCTCGGCATCAGACCGCATCAAGGCCATGTTCGACAAGATGCTGGCATCCTATCCCGTGAACCTGCTGCACGAACTAGGGGAGGAGTATACCGCAACGGAGAAGAAGATGGTGGGCGTCGGCAAGTCCGGCAGCATCTACCGTGTGCCTCAGCGCAACTGCGAAATCAATATCGGCACCGCCGAGAGTTCCGAGGGCAGCCGCTCCGGCTCATACAACCTTATCCACCTCTCCGAGATTGGCCTGTGGAAGAAGACCGAGAAGTCCGAACCCGAGCAGGTCATCCGCTCCGCTACCACCGGCGTGCTGCTCGAACCCAATACCATGATCGTCTACGAGTCGACGGCCAACGGCATCGGTTTCTTCAAGGACGAATACCTAGCGGCAAAGGACGGCGAGTCGCAGTTCACCGCTATGTTCGTGGCCACCTACGAGATTGAGCAGTACGAACTGCCCGTCACCGAACCGATAGACGCATCTAGCAAGAAGTCTCCGCTGGAGCAGTTTGCAAAGTGGCTCTACGACAACCGCAATAATTCCGAGGTCACCTCCGTCCGTAAGGAGCCTGGCACTTACTACTGGTGGCTGTGGCATCAGGGCGCTACACTCGAGGCCATCAACTGGTACATCATGGAACGTACCAAGTTCACTGACCACGGCGACATGGCTTCCGAATACCCCAACGACGATATCGAAGCCTTCACCTTCTCCGGCCGCAAGGTGTTCTCCTCCGTCGATGTCGAACAACTGCGTCCCGCCTGCCGTCCGCCGAGATGGCGCGGAGAGATTTACGGCCATGCTGACCAAGGAGAGGAGGCTTTCAAGAACCTGCGCTTCATCCACAATCCGGAAGGGAACCTCTGCATGTGGGCAGATGTGGAGAAGGACACTCCCGAGTCTTTTGTCACAGACCGCTACCTTGTCGTCGTCGATGTCTGCAAGGGTCACACCAAGAACGCCGACTTCGCGGATATCCTCGTCCTCGACCGCCTGCCACTCATGGACGGCGAACCGCCTGTCGTTGTGGCGGAATGGCACGGCCATATCGATATGGACAAACTGGCATGGAAGGCCGCTCAGATAGCAGCATACTATAACAACGCGCTCCTCGTCATCGAGAGCAACACGCTGGAGACGAACAACACCAAGGGCGAGGCCGAGTATATCCTTACCCTCGTCCGCAACGTCTACGATAACCTCTACGCCCGCAAACAGTCCGCCGAGGACATCAAGAACAAGGTGCCAAAGAAGTACGGCTTCCATACCAACCCCACCACCAAGCCGGTCATCATCCTCAACCTGCAGTATTTCGTACGCGAACATCTCTATGTCGAACGCGAGGCCGAGGCCCTCGACGAATACCTCACCTACATACAGACCGAGAAGGGTGGCTACGAGGCCGATGCTGGCTACCACGACGACCGCCTCATGACGCGTGCCATAGCGCTGCACGTATCAACTAACGAGATGGATATTCCACGTATAGTCACTGTCGACACCAAGACCATCGCCACCAGCCAAACCATCGTCTCCGAGGCCACACTGCTATAATGCAAAAGGCCAGTCTCTCCGACTGGCCTAACACTTTCCACTTTCCACTTTACTCTCCCCCGTACACCGCCTGATTCAGTTGGTCCATGGCTTTCGGGTTGGGGTTCAGTCCCGCCTGCACCTGATGCAGCAACTCTGGCGAGATACCCTCGGGCATCTGCCCCTGCTCGGCCTGCTGGCGCTGGCTGCGGATATTCTGCAGCAACTCCTCGGCACCTGGTATGTCGACGACACTCTCAAGCAACTGCTCCACACTGATGGCCTGCTGGTTGAAGAGGTTAAGGAAGAACTCATTGGCCAAGGCTTTGTACGACGGGGTCTTCTTGCCCTGCGCTATGCTCACGTCCACCTCGGTGTTCAGCACTTTCTGCGGATTCACGTCACTTCCACCCTTGGCGGTTCTGCCAACGATGTCCATTACCTTCTTCTCGTCGTAGTACTGCTGGATATTCTTCACGTCCTTGTAGGCCGCTTCGCACTCGAAGGCTTTGAAGCTCTCCAACAGGTCTACCAGCGACGTGGCGGCGTTCTGAGCCATCATCTGTGCATGCGTGCCGCTCTCTCCGGCATAGTTGGTCTTGCCCTGCAACGAGCCGTTGATTCCAATGTCGTCGAAGAATTTCAAGTTCATGGCCAGCATGTCGTGGATACCTATGTTGGTCATGTTCGAGGCTATCTGGAAGGGCATCTCGTCTTTGTTGACGGAGTCCACTACCAACACACCGTTGGGCTTCGCCCATATCTTGCCAATCTTCCCCTCCGTCAGTCCGCCTTTCAGCGCCTTCCTAGGCACCACGAGCAGACCTTTGGCAGTGCTGCGCAATATCATGTCGTTGAGCATCACCAAACGGTTGGTGTAGCGCTGCAACGGCACAAGGTCGCTGACGAACGAGTGTATCTCGCCGTCAAGGAACGGGTAGAACTTGAACACGAAGGGATGGCTCTTGTGGTCATACTCCGTCTCGCCCTCTTTGATGATGTCGCCGAACGGGGAGAGGAAGTAGTTGTACCAAAAGCTGTCTACGAACCACTTCACCATCTCTATCAGCGGAACCTCATCTTTCGGGATGCCTGCCTGCGCGGCCTGCACCATCCTCCGCTGGTTCTCGGCTTCCACCATCACGGGATAGTCCTCGGGGTCTATCTTGTAGATGGTGCCGTTGTTCCAGTCGTGGCACAGCATCCTCGGCTTGGTCTCTTTCCTCCACACCTCTATGACGCGGCAACGGTTGGCATCGGTGGGCGTAAGGAAGTCGTATTTTACGGAATTGTTACCAAACCCGAACTGGTTCCATGTGTATACTCCGCTATACACCTTCCTAGCACAGCCGTAGATTTCCATCAGCCGTTTGTAGTTCTCCGGACTGTCGGCATACTCGGCACACAAGGTGTTGAAGTTGTAGTCGTGTATCTGACCGACAAAGGTGCAGTCCCATCCGCGCAGGTCGCGCATATTGCTGTCGGGAATGAACGCATCAAACGGCACTTTGTCAGTCCAGCAGTCTAGACGCTCGTTGCGCCAGCGCACGGTTTTCTTGTGGATGATACCGCCGCCGATGGTGAAGTCTCGCATGCCGTCGGCATAAAGCTCGCTCATCTGGTTCAACTGCATGTTGTACTGCAGGAGGACGCTCAGCGTCTCGGCTTCCTGCTGCTCGTCACGGTCACGCGCCACACACATCGGCTCACTGTTCTGCTCACGGAAAGTGCCGACAACGCCACGGAGGTGCTTCTGGATGAGGTTCATCGTCAGCGGTACGCCACCCTGACGTTTGATATACTCTTCCTCCGTCATCGGGACACCGTCGACATTCACGATGTCGTCCAACTGATTACCGTACGTATACTTCTTATTGCGCTCGCGCTCCTCGCGGAATTTCTCCGCCGCCATGTAGTGCGCCTGCGCCTCCAAGAGTATCTGCTGACCTCGCGCCCGGTCGCCCATGTTGATGGCCTTGCTACGCACGATGCTGTCGGGACTGTCCTCACCCTTCGGCACTCTGATGCGACTCAGCCGGTGTAATTTTACTGTCTCCATATAATATATGTATACATTATATATCTTGTTCTATCTGCTGCCTAATATATCTTGTTCTATCTGCTGCCTATGACGCGGCAAAAATACACTTTCGCCGCGTCATACGCATGTTATCTTTTGTACTCGTTACTGGTTTCCCTCCTCCGCTTCGTCGGCTGCAGCCTCAGCATCCTCTATCTTGTCAAGCATCTTCCACATCTCTTTCTCCACTTTCTCCTCCTTTGTTCGGGTGCTCTGCAGGTTGCCATACTCTTTGTAGAAGGTCTCTATCATGTCGGCCAGTTTCTCACGCTCCGCTTTCTTCTCTTCATCACTCTTGGCTCCCATGACGGCCACCATCTGCTTCTTGTAGTCGTCCATGGCCTTGCGGCACAACTGCGCCTCCTTTGTGGTCTTGGCTCCCAAGTAGTAGCCTGTCATCTTGCTCAGCACCTTGTCCATACTCTCGAAGGTGGCATACACGGCATGGTCGGCGGCATTCTCTCGGTTGTACTCCGACAGCATCTCAGCCTTCTCTATGGCGTTGCCGTCTTTGTAGTCCTGCCTGCTGCGCAGTTCTTTCAACTGCTCACCATAGTTCTTGGCGGTTTCCGAGTAATCTTTGTAGGCTTCGTTGACCTCCTCGTCACCACTACCACCAATCTTCTCTTTGATGGTCTTCATGGCAGCATCCTGCTTCTTGCCAACGAGTGCCTCGTTATCCCAGTTCCAAGGGGTAAGCATGTGTCCTCTCTTCACCTGGTACTCGGCATAGCGTCTCGCTAACTGCTCCGGAGTGTACTGACTCACCTCCTCGCCACTCAAACCTAACTCGTCGAAGTACATCTTCTTGATTTGGCTCTGCGGCACCTGCAGGATTCTCATCACCGCTATGGCGGTCTCATGCGCCAGCGCGGGGTCATCACCACAGGCGTCCATGATGGCCAGCACGGCATCCGTGATGCTCTGCGGGTTCACACCCACTCCAGCCTGCACGGCTAAGTTTACCATATCGTTGATTATCTCACCCCAGTCGCCTTTGCTTACCTTCTTGAAGATATTTGCCAAGTCACTGCTGACGGGCATCTCCTTCTTCAGGTATTCCCATTTGCCCTCGTCACTCTGCAGCATCTTGCCAGCCTCACTGATAACATCTCCGCCGGTAAGACCCTCGGACCAGCCGAAGTAGGTCTTCGCAAAGACATCGTCCCACATCTTGCTCTTCTCGTCATCGTCGTCACCGAAGAGCAGGTAGGGGAGGTAGGCGCCGAGGTTCCAGCAGAACTGCATAATGTATCCGAAGACTGCCACTCTCACGCCGTCTTTGACAATCTGACGGTTGTAACGAGACTCTGCGGCATCCTCCGCCTTGTCTTCCGGCACTCCCTCACGAATCATCTGCTTGGTCATGAACTCGATGCTCTTCTTCTTGTTGCCTTTCGTCATGTCGCGCTTGAGGTTGCGCACGGCATCATGCAACTGACGTTGGTAGGCCATGGAGGCATTGCGGAACACCGTGAGCATCACACTCAGCCACGACCTGTCAACCTGCATCGTCGACGTGAAGGCTCCTTCGCTCGACTGCTGCGTCTGGTTGTAGGCCACCTCGGCATCCTGCTTCGCTCTTTGCTCGGCCTGCTCCTCACTGTAACCTTCTTTCAGATACTTGCCCTTCTTGGTCTCATAGATGGCATGGGCACCGATGCTCACCGTCAAGGCATCGACGAAGGCGTTGGGCGACATACCAATTCTAGAGGCTATCTGCACCACGTTGTTGCGCCAGCCTTTCCAGTCGAGCTCACTCTTCATCAGACGCGGGTCACCAGCAATACGGCTGTTCCAGCGATCCTCGAAGATGGGCAGGTTATCCATTGCCCAACTCCATGCTTTCCACGGCATGGCGATATTCTTGGCCAGCAAGTCCGGACGCGCCTCACTCAGATAGGCAGGCATTGACAAGAACTGCTTCAAGGCAGTGAAGATTCTGAACGAGACCTTGGCAGCCGTCACGCCCTTGGCTAGATTGGTGGCGGCTACGTCAAGGTCTGCACGTTTCGGTCTGTAAGTGCCGGCGGCCATCTGACTCACATCGTTGAATTTCTGCCACAACTTGTCACCACTGCCATAAATGGTGGTCATGTTCTTCACCTGGTTGCGGAAGTGCTTGTAGGTACGAAGGGTGTTGAGGTCTCTATTGAACTCGGCAAAGGCGTTCCAATGCTCCATCTGAGCCACATGGTCAAGGATGACGTTCAGGGCGTCGGCATTGGTGATGTCCAGTGCCAGCGCATTCATCCTTCTCTTGATAATGCTGCCGGTCTTGGTGCTGATACCATCGTTCTTGTCGAAGTCGTCCAAGTCCTCGGCCTTGTCGACACGGGCATTGGCGTTTATCTTCAGCGGGAAGTAGTCTTCAATGGCAGCCATCGAGGCACCAAACACTCTCTTGTGGGTCTCGTTGTACTCGTTCCTCGTGTTCACCAAGAACTCATTCTGCATCCAGTCGGCCAACTCTATCAGTCTCGGGTCAAGCATGCGCTCTATATCGGCCACCATCTTCTCGTCGATACCCATCTTGCGGAGCTTCATGCGGCCGTCAAGCATCTTGTTGACCATGTAGATATACATCAGGTTGCCCTGCGTCAACGTGTGCTCCTTCATCTCGCCACCGTCTTTGAACAACACCGTGGCTTTCGGCATCTTGCCAGTCAACCGGATAAGGTCGGCCATGCTCTTGGCTTCGTCGCCGAAGATCTGCTGCACCTTGGCGTCCAACTCGGCATATTTCTCTCTCACGCCACGTATCTCTTTCTCGCGGGCATCCACCCAGCCTCTCATGAAACGGTTGTACAGGTAACCTTCACCGTTGGCGCTCTTGCTGCCGAACAGTCTCAACATCTGGTCAAAGGTGGCCAGCGGCTTGAAGAAGAACTGCACGGCGGAGTTGTTGACGAATTTGTCTTTCCATTCCGGCTTGTAGTGCTCATCGCTCGGCTTGCCTTCCATGTCGCTGTTGGCATTGTGCTGTATCTCACGCACGCGCTCCTTGTCGGCTTCTTTGAAGGCTTTGGCATTCTCAATACTGGCACTCATAACACCGCTGAGTCTTCCAATGATGTCATGGTAGGCTTGTATGCGGTCTACCTTGTTCTGCTGGATGGCCTCAAGCAAGGTGTTCTCATACTCTTTGTTGCGGTCTGTCTCGTGGCGTGCGTCGTCCAACGCCTGCTTTAGGTCACGCTCTTCCTTGATGCTGGCTTTGATGTTCTGCACATAGGCCAGTGCGAGACGCAATCCAGTGTACTCGTCAAACGCCTGCTCGGCAATGGCTCTGTTGTCGCTGGCCATGCGGTTCTCCGCCTCGGCCATGGCTTGGCTTATCTCTTCCTCACTCCACCCTCTCGTCTCTTTGAAGGTCTTCATCGTCTGCTGACCGGAGACGTCCAAGGCTCCCTGCACCTCGACACCCTTGGCGTCGACTTTGCTGGCTTTCACCTTCTCCAAGTCTCTCAACGACTCTTCGGCATTGCGCAACTGAGAAGCAATCATAATGTCCATCACCTTGCGGATATCATTGCTGATGTCGGCATGGCCAGTGGCGTTCTTCACTGCCGTCAGCAGCCTACCCAACTCGTTCTTCGTGGCTCCGTCGAAGTAGCCTCCCTGTATCAGCACTCTGGCCAAGTCGGCCACCCTCTTCACCGTGGTCTTGTCGAACTCCTTCTGCAGACTCATGGCCTTGCGCAGGTTCGCCAAGTTCCCTCCGATGGCTCGGTAGGCTCTGTTCTTCATCGCCTCGTCGTTCTTGTGCAGCAACGCTAAACGCGTCAGGTTGGCGGTGATTCTCTCGTCGAGGGTGAGGTTCTTGTCGTTCCATATACCCTCAGTCTCGGGGTCATGCGCCTCATAGACACCTCCGTTGACAGCCTCCATGGCAGCCTTAAGTGCATTGTAGGCTCTGTAGTCTTCGGCTATCCTCTTCGCATACTCGAAGATGTCCTCGCCAGCCTCACGCTTCGGGGTCACATAGACCTCCTCCGGCTCCATGACACCCTCGTCATGCGCACTGTGATAACCCAATCCGTCGTTGACATCGACATGCACCACATCAAGCAACGGCGTCTGTAAGGCTTTCATGCCGGCAGTCAACTGCTGCAGCAGGCGCTTGTCTTTCTTTTCATACTGGTAGTTGCCATAGATAATGCCTTTCATGCCTCCTGCCAAGTTGATGTTGCTCGACAACTCTCTGCAGGCGGATTCCATGTCTTTGATGTCACTCAACTTCGTCCACGGCAGGAAGAGGTTACCAACCACCTGCAGCTGATTGTTGACAATGATGAAACTCATCTTAGGATGCTCGCCACAGCGCTGGCTCGAAATAAACTCGGCTATACTCTTGGAGTTTGTAATCTTTAAAGCATTCTGCGGCTTCCAGTCTTTCCCAAATACCTGCTTCGAGAACTCATACACCTTCATCGGCACCTCCCCATCGGCACTTTCCGGCATGTCGCGCTCCTCGCCGTCATATCCAAAGACGCCATATTTGCCACTCGTGGTGTCGATGATGATACCGTCCTGCACCACATCGTCGCCAAAGATATCGCTCATCTCTTGAAGCGTTTTGCGGTCTTCTCCCGACGCTTTCAGCGTTCCGCTCGGATGGTTGTGGATAAAGTAGACCTTCTCCGGCTTGAGGGTTTCGTATGCAGCCATGGCCTGACGAATCTCGACGGGCGTATAGTTGTATCCACCCATGCCCGTGTGTATGATGGTAGGCTTGCCGTCCTTCACCAGTGCGATGAAGCTGTTCTCCACCGCAGCGTTCTCCAACTGCTTGAAGATATACGCCACGTCGTCCATGCTTTCGATGCGCTCCTTGCCGGTGAATGAGAACGACTTGTTCTCCTCGTAGCGGCGCTCCACCAAGCACGTCTCGCCTGGCTGCAGCTTCCGCAGACGGAGGTTCGAGAGATCACCGCTGGCGTTTTCGGTTTCGTCAACGTTTTCGTTGCCCTCGAACAGACTCATCATGCTCAACTGTGCCCCATCCTTCGTGGCATACTTGTGGTACCGTATATCCGCATTCTCGTTATTGAAACGCTCGCTCAGCGGAATAACGTTGCCGTTGTCGTCGTATGTTACAGGGTCGGCACTCTTAATCTGTGATGGATTGAATACGGCAATCGTTGTTGACGGACGGACATTATGGTTATCTGTATGGGAATCTTTAATATTCTTAAAGATAACACCATCATTACCATTCTGTCTTGCCTTGGTTATATACCAGCTATTCGGCTTTACATTACTTCCAACTCTTACAGTTTCTATACCGATGTTTGTATTGTGTTCCTTATTATACTGCTCCACAAACTCCTTTGCTTCCTGTAGGTCGCCGAATGCTTGTATTTGTTTTCCGTTTTCATCATCAACTTGATAAGTGTATCTTTTCCCGTTCCACCATGCACCATCGAAATCAACGACAAGTGGATTTTCCAAATTCAAGAACACCGAATATGTTCCTTCCTGCGCATTGACAAACCCCAATTCCTCTGCTACCTCCGTATCTTCATAGCCATTGGAATTAGATTTGTCTGTACTGAAAAAGATTCCAACACCTTCCTCACTATCGGTATCATAGTTCCATTCTCTCCTCTCTTTGAAGGTATTAAAACCATAACTGCCTGTCCCATGATACACCACAAGCGGGTTGCCATTCTCATCCACTACCTTTGTGTCGGGCATGGCTGCTTTTGCCGCCTCGTTCACCATCCGCTGTGCCGTCTCCATGTCGCCACGCTCCACGGCCTCCATATATGCCTTGTCGCTTCCATTCTCCGTTGTCACCTCTCTCGGGTCGAAGCCTCTCAGCAGGTCGCCTAGCGCCATGTCGGCGAAGTCCTCGCCGCTGAGCTTCTCGATACCCTCCACCTTGCCGGCAAAGAGGTCGCGCGCCATATTCCAGAACTTGCTCAGCAGGTCTTTAATCTTGGCGAAGACGGTAGCCACTTGTGCTTTCTCTATGATGCCGTTGGCCTTGGCCATCTCCTCACGCATATCTTTCTCCAGGCGCTCAGCACCGCGCTTGCCGCTGTAGTGTGCAAACACCTCTTCCATCATCTCGTCGGTCAGGTGGTCGGGGTTCTTCTTGTCTACCAGTTCGGGGTAGAGCTCCTTGACCTTGGCCATCACGTCGGCCTGCTTCTCCATCTCGTTCTTCAACTGCTCCCATGCCTTTTGGTTGCGCTTCCGTAATCCCTGCGCCCACAGATGTGCATACTCGTGGATTCGGGTCTCAGGCGTGGCAATGCGCTTGTCTATGTATATCTTCCCGTTCTTGGTGAAGCCGTAGGCCGTGCCGTCGGCGGTCTTGAAGAACATCGGCTGGCCTTCCATCACGCTCTCACGCATCTCAGGAGTGACGTCGACGCTCCACATGGTGAGGCCGTTGTCGCCAAGGTCGGGCAGCTCCACCTCGCCGGTCTTCACTCCCCACTTCTTGCCGTACTTATCCATGAACCTCGGCAATATCTGGTCGTAGAATCCATTCATGCCCTCGCCGCCGATACGGAGGCCGTCTTCCTTTAAAGTCTCACCTTCGGGCAACTCTTGAAGTTTTTTCGCAAGTTCTTTTCCGAAGATGTCTTCCATTGATTTATTGTTTAATGTTGCGTCATACTCGTCACGATAAACGCCATCCTCATCAAACTCTAATTCCTGTGCAGGAGTGCCATCCTTTGTGTTAATGATGTAAGTGTTCTCGTCTACTTTCTCTATACTTTCTACAGCATTACCAATATTATACCTCTCCGCCTGCTGCTCGCCCTTCGTCCAAGCCACCTTGTCGTAGCCGTTCTCGGCGGCATACCGCAGCATACGCTTCATGGCCACTTCGTGCCAGTTCTTGTCAAACGGCGCATCGGGGATGCCGTCCTTTTGGCGAATTTCTAAAGCAAGTCCTTGTTCATGTAGTTGTTCGTATTCTTTGAGTTCATCGGCAGTCATACCTTGACCATTATAGTCAAAGTAACCTTGTCTCTCTATAACCCTGTCTTCAATTTCACTTTGCCTCTTTTTTATATTTTCTAATTTTTGTCTATCGGAAACTCCCTTATACCCCTTCTCTCTGCCCTCCTGGTGGCGGTTGCTCTGTATCTCGTCAATGACTAAAACACGCTGTGTTCGGTTGTTGTTTATCTTCTGTATTTTTACCTGATAGTCGTGTAATTTTTTATTCTCTTCTTCGGTCAGCTTGGGTACATAGTCTTCGCCATATTTCTCTCTTAACTCGTCAAGGTAAGCATTTCGCTCTCTGAGAACATCCATCTCTTCCTTCGTAAAGTCTCTCGTAACTGTAGTATCACCAAACCTCACCCATGCCACAGCACGGCCCTCTCCGGCATCGCCAAAATGTACCTCGTCGCCCTCGTTCCACGGCTCAATATTCGGAACAACCAACGCTATCTCACGCTTGTTGTCAAGGAAGTCGGTGGTGTAATGGAGACGAGTATTGTTGACTCTTCTTACATTTACGTCTCCACCAAGTATATCTTTTGCCTCCTGACAAATCTCTCCATTTTTATCTTTTTGGGGTATAAGATTTTCGTTACTCCCTTTAAAGGCTTTTCGGAACTCTTTACCATATGCATCCACCATCTTTTCAAACGCCCAATCTTCTGGAGTATCGGCAATCTCATAAAGCTCTTCATCGTCAATTGAACGTCCATATTCAATAAGTTCCTTGTATTCCTGGATTAAATCATCTAACCTTTCAGCTGCGTCATTTACTTTCTCTCCATAGTTCACCTCCTCTACCTGTATCTGGTTCTCGCGTATATAGTCCATCACCTCCTGCTTGGTAAGAGAGCCTTTCTGCTCTTTTAGCCACTCGCTCAACCCCGTCCACTTGTCCTCACCGGCTTTCAGTCCGCCAGCCTTCTCAATCATCTTCAGCCACTGCTCAGCGGTAGCCTTCTCCTGCTTGATACCCTCCACGGCCCTCATGGCGTTGGAATAGAACGCAGGTGCAGCCATCTGCGTACGTCCGTTGGCAATCTCCATCTCAGCCTTCGCCACCTCGTCGGGGGTCTCGGCAGTCACATAATCCTCGCCAAGCATATCGCCCATTACCTCGTCAAGCTGCTCGTTGATGGCCTTGCGCACCTTGGTAAGCGGTGCCTTCCTTCCGTCAACCTTCTGGCTGCGCACGTTCTCGTCAAGCCAACGCTCCGAAGCCTCGGTGTTGAGGTCGGCAATCTGCTGTATAAGTCTGTCGTTCTTTGCTGAATTGTGGTCATCCAACTGCGCAGCAAGTTCATCGACTGCCCGCTGTTCTTCGGCAGGCATATTCTCCACCTGCACGTCACCCAGCGTCTCGACGCTCTTGTACTCGCTGAACGGCTTGGTTTTTCGGTGGCTGCTCTCTATCCACTTCTTGAACTCATCCTTGCTTACCGGCGTGATGGCACCAAGACCCTGCCAGCCTTCCTCATAGTTGTCGAGATACGCCTGACGGGCACTCTCCATGTCGGGGAAGCCGTACATCACCTTGTGCTCGTCGAACTCGCCAGTCTTCGGATTCACTTGGTCGATAACGAACACGTCACCCTGCTCGGGTGTGTCGCTCAAATAAAGGTCTATGTGATCACCGTCGACGCCTTCCGTGCCACGGATATATCCGTAGTCGTTGGCCATCGTCTGACTCCACTCGTGCCCGTCGGCATCTACGCCGCTGCGCACGGAGCCTTTCTTATTCTCTATCGTGACGTCGAAGCCGTCAACGCGGACATGGGCTTTCTTGTAGTTCCCTGCCTCTTTCTGTCCCTCCGTGGGGTTCTCGTTGACCTCCTGCGCCGCTATCTGCTCGGCTACTGAGCCTGCTCCTTCTCCTGCTCCTTCTCCGCCAGATACTTCCTCATCTCCTCGCCCTGCATCCTGAACAACTCCAAGTCGCTCACCTTCCGTCCCACGCACCTCTGCAGAACTCTCTTCTCCACCTCGGCCATCATCGCCGCTTTCTCTGGGTCTCTCTGTGCCAACGACTGGAGCGCTGGGTTGGGTTTCGTCAATACTTTCTTCTGTTCCTCTGTTGCCATTTTCTCCAAATATTATAATGTTAGTATATTCCTCTTCCGTCATGCCTTCCACGGCAGCATCTTTTTCCTTCATGTCTTTGTACCATTCCAAGTACTCGGCGAAGGTCATGCCGCTCTGCTGGATGCGCCACTCCACCTCTCTGCCCACTTCGTCGTTCATCTTCGACTCCATGGCTGTCTCTGCACTATTAACGCGATTGTTGAACGCATATTGTGTGATGTCGGTGGTTTTCTCGGCCTCCAGCAGCAACTCCATCAGCGCGTTGGCTATATCGTCATCGGCGTATAGGTAACTGCCATCGCGTTGCACGTTGTCGCCTCCCTGCCATATCTCGTGCGCCACCTGCTTCAACGACTTGCCTTTGTTGTCAAACGAGATGAAGGCCGACAAAGCGTCAAAGTCGCCTTGGTTCTCGGCTTTCTTCTTCTTGTTCTTACGGTTCTTCACCGCGTCGTGCGTCATGTTGCTGCCCAACTCCTGCTTCAAGCCGGGGTTGCCGTCGACCATGTCCCAGTTAATCTTGTCACCCTCTTTCATGCCTTTCATGCCCTTGGCCACCAACTCATAGATGTCGGCAGGAACATCGACGTCGTCACTGAAAAACTCACCGTATATCTCCCTCGCGGCCTGCACCTTCTCCTTCATGGAGATTCTCTTGTCGAGCTTATCCTTGCGCTCCTGTGCGCCACGCCGGTATTCTTCTCCTAGGTCGTTGCGCACGCCGTCGAAGATTTCGTTCTCCAAGAAGTGCTCCTCCTCGGCCTCGGCGGCGGCAGCGGCTTTCGCACGCTCTTCCTCCTGCTTCTGTCTAGCAATGGCCTCTTCCTCGGCTCTCCGCTGTGCCTCCACGGCTTTGCGTTCGGCGTCACGCTTTTCGCGCTCCTCGGCCTCGGCAAGGAGTTGACGGTTACGTACTGAGCGCACCTCGTTCCAGTACTGACGATGGTCTCTCAGCGTCTGCATCTCGTCCTCCCAAGCGTCGTGTGCCTCCTTGTAGGCCACGGGGTTCGCCGTGGGCTTCGGCTCTTTCTTCTGCTTGTCAGCGATGGCCTTGTCTATCTCGTCCATATTGGCCTTGACAACCTCGCTGGCCACCTCAGGAGTGAACCCTAATTCATTATATATATAGTGCTGCGCACGGCTCGGCGTGGCGGCATACCAGTCGGGCGTCGTCTCAACTCTCTTGGTCTTCCCTCTGCCCTTGGTGACCTCCACCATCGGCATCGCCACACTGTTGTCGTCGACAATCGCCGGCGCCTGTGATTGTTTTATATCGGTCGGATTTTCTGCATCCCATACGGTTGTATATGTTCCGTCCTCGTTGCGACGTTCAATTCTCGCAACGTCATTAATATCATAGCCTCCATGGATATAGCCATCACCCAAGTCTTCGTTCTTCATTGCAAGACGATTGTTTGTTGCCCAATCCAAATCGTCTTTGAAAACTATACGATAACTGGCATCAGCAGCAGATGTTGGTTCGTTTGAGTTGGTGACATCTACATTGCCGTTGTTTCTTCCCATATACCTATTCCCACCTAAGATGTAGTCAACCTCACCTTGAGATACGTATCTGTGGACAGGTTTTTTCTCCCACTTAATGCCAAACTTTTCTAATGACTCTTGGGCTTCAACATCTCCATTTCTTGCAGCCTCTACCGCCAGTTTTGTTCTCTCTTCACCCTTCGCGTTCTTCCACGCCTGCTCCACTGGTTGTTCTTCTTCCACTGCAACCTGCGAATCTTCCGCTGGTGCTTCCTTAACGACACTCTCCGCTTCTACGGCAGGCACATAACTCTTCACATCGTCAACAGGCACATGAATGTAGGCATCCGCGCTGTTCTCGGCAGCGGGGTCGAACACCTCTATGAAGCGCCCTTCGGGATTCTCCACATAACCGTTGGCAGCAACACTCTGCCGCTCGCCGGTGGTCACATACACCTTCCTCCCGTCCTTCAACGTCAACTCCATCTCCGGCACAAACGCCTCCGGCACCCCCTCCACAGTTTCAGATGTAGTTTCTGCGGTCTGTCCCTCGGCGGCTGGTTCTTCCTTCGGGTGTCTCTCATTATAGTCTGCCACCATTAACTCGTCAGCCAAACGCTGCACCTCGGCCAGTGGCATGCTCGTCTGAGTGCCGTCGGCCATCTGCAGCGTCACGCTCTCGCCGTCTACTGCCATCACCGTGGCAACACTGCCGTCCGGCATGGTGTACCGCTGACCAGGTTCGAGTGTCACAACACCCTTGGCGGCGTCAATTGCTTTCTTTATCATCTCCTGACGCTGCATCTCAAAACTGGCCATGTTGTCGTCGGCACTCGTCACCTCTCCAAAGCCAACAATGTCAATCGGGGAAATCTGTTTATTCTTTCCCTCCACGGGGTCATAGACAACGATGGTCTGCTCACTCTTCTCTGGGTCTACCGTGCCGTCGGCATTGGTGACGATATCTCCGCTCTTGATATACACCTCGTGCTCTCCGCTGTCACTCTTGATGGTGGCAGGACGTACCGAACCATCATCATCGTGCTTCATCATCTCATAGGTCTCACGTATCTGTGCAACGGCAAAGTCAGCGTCGTCTTTGATACGCTGTTCCACACCTTCCCATGCCTCTTTTGCATTCTCACTGTCTCCCTCTGCCATCTCTATGGCTATGTCCGTGCGGTTCTGCTCGTCGGTATCATAGCCACGCTGGAATGATTCGGGTAACTGCTTCTCGTTGTACGGCTGCGGCTCTTTCATGGCATCGGCATACAGCGTTTCGGTGTACTCCTTCAACGCTTTCTGCTCGGCATCGCTGCGACGGTTCGGCTCTTTGCGGAGCGCCTTGTTGACATCAACATTATACTTCTCTCCAACGCTCTTCATCAACGCTGCGGAGTTCTGATAGTCCTCTGCCGGCAGGGCATCGTACACTTCCTGCACCTCCTGCGCCCATCTCTTCTCCATCTCAGTGACCTTGCTCGGGTCTGCCTGCACTCGCTCCATCATCTTGACAACAGACGAGTGAGGAACTTTCTTACGGTTGGCCACAACCTCGCAGGCATCCCATGTGCGCTGACGGTTACCCTCGTTATTATAGGTCTGCTCACCAACGACCACGCCGTTCAACTCGGCCTGACGGTTGATGCGCTCAACCTCCATATCGGCATCCTTCTTGTTCTTGAAGGTCTTGCTGGTAATAACACCGTTGTCTTTGCCGAACGACTGCACGACATATCCTTTCACGTTACCGTTGGCATCGGCATACTCTCCAATAGTAGAACCCATCACCGTGCTCATCGGCAGGCCGTGGCCGGTGACATAGTAGTACATCTTGGCTCTCGCGGCCTCGCTGACGTTCTTGTCTTCCACCAACTCGATGAAGCGATTGTAGGGTATCTCTCCGTTCTCGTTGGCCTCAAGAACTACAGGACGTCTGCCCTCGATGGCAGCACGCTGGTCTGCGGAGGTGTTCTTGTATCCCTCCACCAACTCGGCAAGGTCTCCATATCCGGCTTTTGCCAACTCTAACTTCTCGTCTTTCGTCAGCGAATAATCAGGACGGCTGCTTCTCTCGAGCATGGAACGCAATCGGGTCTCAAAGCCTGCACGTCCCTCTCTCGACAACTCCATGATATTCTTGCGGGCACTCTTCAATCCTCCCTGCACCTTGAAGCCTCCCATCAGTGCAACACTGCCAAGCCAGTCGTCTAACGTCAACTCGCCGCTCAGCATCTCGGGAGCAACAAAGATAGTTCCCTCGGCTAGGGCACTACCAACGCCCATAGCACCTCTCGCTAGTGCTTTACCGGCCGTAGATTCTGCTTTCTTGGCAAGTTTCACTCCGGCATTGCCGAATAACTGGCCAGTAGGTCCTATAAGCACACCTGTGCCTAGTCCATGCAGCGCAGACTCGCCGATATTACCAAGGCTGTAGTCGCCTATCGTGCCGTCTTCATTCATGGCACCACCGTGCTTGAACTGCGTGCTGGCCTCTCCAATGGCATTGAAGATTCCAAGGTTCAGTCCTCCGGTGACACCCGACATGACCAGCTTGCCAGTCATGTTCTCCATGAACTTCCTCGTCAACATCTTGGAGGCTGCTTTGGCACCAAGTTTAGCACCAGCACCTCCTACAAGACCGGCAGCCTCTACACCAAACGACAACACGTCTCCTGCCAATCCACCGAACCAGTTGTCTTTACGGTATTGCTCCATGCCCTGCTCCTCGGCAAGCATATCGCCTACCGTGCCAGCCTTCGAACGCGCAATACCTTCCAACAGACTGCCGATGCTGTTGCTGTTGACCTTGTTCAGCAGATACTCTGCCCAACTCCTCGGAGCTCTCATGCGCACGGCCTCGTCGTACATCATCTTGTAGACTTCGCCGCGCACAATCTTCTCTGCTTGGCCATAAGCCTCATCGTAACCAAGTCCGTAACTCTCTCTCAACGTTCCAGCAACATTGTTGATGGTTCTTTCTCTCACCGACTCGGGGATATTATTCCATGCGTCCTCGGTCATCACGTCTATATCGTGGTGGCGCAGACGCGAAGCCTCGTTGCTGATGACGCGACCGAACTTCCAGTCGTTGGCAGAACGAACGTCGGCTTTCAACCATGCGTCCTGAATAGCAGATTTGCTCTGAGAGATAGGCATAAGGGCATTCTTAAGATACCAGTCGACCTTCTGCTGATACTCCTCACGTTGGCGCTCCTCTCTCGCCGGAGCCATAACGTCCTCGTGGCCTTCGTCAAAAGGATTGGTACGGATGGCTGCGAGTTTGTCATGGATATTCTGCTGCTGTTGGTTCAGCGACGTACTCATCTCCATCGACTTCTTGAACCGCTCCGGACCAAAAGGCTTCTCCTCTTCTTTGGTTGACACTTGCGGCTGAGCAGGTACAGAAGCAGCAGGAGTGGCGGCAGCCTTCCGCGCCTCTCTTGCCTTATTCATCTGCTGCTCACCAAAAGCACGCGCACGCTGGAACACCGAACCTCCAGCAGGAGCCTCAACGGAAGCAGCAATTTTTTCTACGGGAGAACTTTGTTGTGAAAACTCTCCATTACCTGCGAGCCAGTTTGAGAACTCATTATAATCCTCTCCAACAACATCCCCGTCTGCTTTGAATGTCTCATAGACATATTTTCTGTTATCCTCGCTAGAATAAAACCAGTTAGTAAACTCTTCTGGAGTACCTACATCTCCTCCATCTGCTTTAAGAGCATCGTATAATTGTCTTACTTTATCGTTGTTGGTAGGATTATTGTCGTTCATTTTTATTGTCTTTATTTGTGAATGCTAAAAGAACTTTTTGCAGAACTAGATGTTTTTTTCTGTTCATCACCACTATTTCTACGTGACTTCGAACCGCTAGTCTTCTCGTTTCCTTTACCGTTATTCTTGTTCTCGTATGCCGTCACACGCCTTGCGTTTGTTTCTGCATTTTTGGCACTAATTTCTAGTTGTTTATCCTTCTGGTCAGATTGTCTTTCTTTTTCCTGTTGTCTTGCTTGGTTTTCACGTTTTTTCTCCTCTAGTTCCGCTGCTCTCCCCTCTATTACCGCTGCCCTATACGCATTAAGGTCTTCTCTCGCTTTTTTAGCATTTTCCGCGGCCGTCTCCGCCTGCTTCTTCTTCAACGCCAGCGCCTTCTCCGATTCCTCAATCTTACCCTTCTGCAGCACGTAGTTCAGCCACGCATCGCGCTCTTTATCTCGACGTGCCTTTGCCTTGTCGAAACGCTCGCGCATCTTCTCACTCATGCCATTCTCGTAGGCGTTGGGCGCATGCTGGGTCGTGAAATACAAATTGGAAAGCGCACGCCCCATGTCGGCAATACCGCCTATCATGGCCTGCGTCCGCTCCAACTTCTCCTGACGTGGATGGTCTGCCACCTGCTTGCCGCTGCTCTCTATCAACTTGTCTAGATACGGAACGGCGCTGTTAGGCTTCTCCGTAGGAGTGGTTACTGTGCCAGCAGGTTCCGCCTGCTGTGTCTCCTCGCCAACGACTATGTCCTTCACCTCGCCAACACCTCCGGCAGGAGCATCCTTTTGCTTCTGAGCCTCTAAGGCTTTCTTTTCTTCTTCCGTCATCATGGCTTATGCGTAGTTTTGTCTATTAATCAATTCTTCGTCCGTCATACCACCGGACTGGTTGACCTGCGCACCTCCTCCAACATTACCCGTGCCGTTCGTGGCACTAGCGTCTGGCGACTTAGCGCTGTCAAGACCCATGGCAAGACTGCCGGCAGCACTGCCGACACCCTGCACGGCCTTGGCGATATTCGCCGCCCTGTTCTGCTCGATGGCAGCCAACTGGTCGTCCAAGGTAGCGTCACGCTCCCTATACTGCTGGTCTACGCTGTCCTTGCGCGCCTCGCCACGGGCAGCAATCTGACTCGCCGCCTCAGCCATGGCCTGCGCACTGGAAGCCTTCGTGTTGGCCACACTCTCCTCACTGGCTCCGGCCACGGCGGCAGCGCCCTCAGCGGCTTTGTTGCGCTGGCGCATACGCTCGGCGGTCTCCGTCAGCACTCGCTGAGCATCCGCCCGCTGCGTCGGGTCTTCATAATAATTGCGGTCGTACCATGCCTGGTTCTTCCGCTTCTGTGCCTCCTTGATTCCTTTGGCCTCCTTGGCCGCCTCAGACGACTTGATGCCGCCGTAGATGGAACTGCCCAGCGCCAACGCGCCTCCGATAAGTGCTCCTATCATAATAGTGTATTTTTTATATAATTCAAAAGTTATAATTTGCGTGCAAAAATACAACCGTACCTTTGCAAATGAATTATAACTTTTGAATTTGTATATCTATGTCACGCAAACCTAACGACGGTAAGGGCAAGACGGGTGGCCGCAAAAAGGGCACACCCAACAAGGATAAACCCCTAAAGACTTTCCTCCGCGAACATTCCCTCGACTACTTCACACCCTGCATACCCCCCGAAGATGCCGATATCTTCGTCGACGAGGAGAAGAAAAAGGAATTTGTCAAAAAATACAAGGGACGCCTCTTCTCACAGTACGAACTCGACCTCCGCTGCATGAAACCAGCCGACCGCACCAAGGCCGAACTCGACCTCCTAGCCTATCACACCCCCAAGATGCAGGCCACGGCTGTCGATATGACCATGAAGGAACAGAACAAATCCCTCGCCGACCGCCTCGTACGCCTCGCCGCAGGTGAGGAGATAGAACCCTCTGAGGAATAGACAACTAATTCTACTTTTTACTATTAGTAGAATCATCATTTTAATACAATATTATATATATGGAAACAAACAAACCCTACCTCGACCGCATGCATGAGGAGCGCTCTCAACTCGCCGAGCGCATCACCAAACTCAGCGCCTTCATCCTGCATAACAACCTCTTCAAAGGCTTCGACAAGGAGAAGCGCGACATCATGGAAGGCCAGCTTCAGGCCATGAACCTCTATTCCTACTTCCTTGACAAGCGCATAGCCATGGAAGAGAAAGCACATTAATCTCGGCATCGTCTTCCCAACACCGGCAAAACGATAAAAGGAGAGGTCAACCGGCCTCTCCTTTTTGATTTGGTACTGCTGTGCACTGGCTGTGCCTTCAATTGATTTCAAGATTTTTTATTCGTGTCAATTATTTCAAGCCCATTAGACCCATTCCGCCCATCAACCCCATTCCTCATCCTTTCAGCAGCAGCCTCCGCACACCCTCACTCACCCTCGGCCTAATCCTCCACATCGTCAGCCCTCCTTCCCTTCGTCAAGCAACTCGTTGACGCGCTCGAAGTACATCGCCTTGGTCTTCCGGTCTCGCACGGCCTCCACATTGGCCTTGCCACCGCCAGGCAGCGGGCCGGCAGGAAGGAACGTGTGTGTGTCGAAGTCGATGGCAAACACAGTCCTCAGGTTCTCCTCCCCCTCTCCCTTGAGCGGAGAGAGCAGGAGACCCATGCACTTGTGGCACGGACGGTTCTCGCCCAAATACTCAATCACTACCACCTGACCGGCAGAGATACGCTGGCGGCTCTTCTTGTCTTTTGTCTCCATAATCATTTTCGTTTTCATTTTTGTTTTCGTTTTCGTTTTCGTTAATCACGGTTCCAACGCTTCGGCTCTCAGTCCAATCTCGGCCAACTTGCGGTATAGCGTCCGCTCGCTGACGCCAAGCAACTTGGCAGCCTCCGAGCGGCTGTTGTTCGTGACGTTGAGGGCATAGGTGAGTGACTGGACTTCGGACAACTCGCGGGCCACCACGCGCACGCTGCGAATCTCCTCTGTGCGGATGAGCGCCTGCCATGACCTACCGTCAAACTCCAACCACGGCTGCTCCTTCACAACGTCAATGTCAAGCAACTTCGGAAAGTCCTCAAACTTGTCCTTGCTCCCGTCATGATACGTGATCTCATAGGTGTAAAGTGTCATACGTCAGTCCTCCCAATACGCTAAATACGGTCTTACATACTTACTCAGCGGCCCGTAGTGCTCGATGTCAGCCTTACGCACAATCCGCTCACTCTCCGCTACCATCTTCTCCATCTCACGTTTCATTCCGTTAATGTGGATGAACAACTCGGTAGCCACTTTCCCTTTGTCAAGTTCTATGCGCTCCTTTTCGAGCATGTCAATCATGCTGTGCAGATAGTTGATGGCATCGTTGACCTTCTGAACATCGTCATAGAAATCGCCTGTCATTTTCAAATGTGTCATAGTTCAGTCCTCCTTATTTGGTTAAAACGGCAAGTCTTCTTCTTTCATGTCGCTATATTCCTGGTCAAGTCTCTTCTGGCACTCTTCAGCATAGGTGGTTTTGTTCCTTGATGCACTGGCACAGAGTTCAACTGCCGATTGCATACTGCAATATCCTTTGCCGTAGATAACCATATTAAACTCTTCGCAGGTGGTGTTCTGGTCGATGACGTGCTCAAAAACAGCGTGGGCGTTAGTCCCCTGCTTTCCGTATTCGATGACACGCACCTCTATCTTCGGAGGTTCGCATTCATTGTCGGCACAAAAGACAATCATCACAGGATAGCCCGTAGGTCCCATAAGCGGTGCGGCAACATTGATAAGCCTACGCATAATCTCGTCATATTCCAAGACGTTGTAAAGGTTTTCTCTGCATTCTGTTCTCATATTCAGTCCTCCTTTGCTTTATGTTTCTCGGCTGCCTCCTTCATCATCTGCTCCTTCATCTGTGACTTGCCAAGAAGTCGATAATATACCTTGGCCTGTTTAATTAGCAAATCGTCCTGCTGTTTTTGCCACTCAGCGAAGTGACTGGCCACCACATAGAGGAAGTCTCGATCCACATGCTCGGCATCCACGCCACAATCTGCAAGCAGGTTTTCTAGTTCGGTCCTGATGTCGTTGGTCATTGTTGTTTGGTTTCCGTGGTAAACATCGTATTCGTGACTGCATTTGGGGCAACGGTAGACCCTTGCCTTCGGGTCGAAACGCATAGTGCCTCCGCATTCGGAGCAGTCCATTGTCATAGGCAACACTTCGCAAATCATGTCGTCTCCGTTTGGGTTATCACCCACATATATATTGTCAAGTATTCCGCTCATATTATTCTGCTTTAATGGTTATCTTATATCCGCATTTGGGGCAGACGAGGCTGCCGGAGGTCTTGTCGTCGGCAAAGAGTTCGCGGACGCTTACTTTAAGAGTGGCAGCAATTCCTTCGAGTTGGTCTGTCCGCAGTCCGTTACGCTTCATCTTCTGATACAGCGACGTGCGCTGCCGATAGCCCGCCGCCCTCGCCACCTCGTCCATCGACACCCCCTTCTCCTTCGCCAGCCGCTTGATGATTAGTTCTGACATGGCAGGTCGGGGTTATCGTGAATGTTGCCGATGACGGTTGTTTTTTTATCGCCATCATTTAGAGCATAGTAATAATCTCCATGTTCGTCGTGCTTTGGTTCTTGAACGACGAAACCTGAACCCATCCACTGAACAATTCCTTTCGTGTCAGTCAGCGGATGCGTTACAATGTCCCCTTCGAAAATCTTTTTGTCGTTCTTGTCGGTAATGCCAATGTACTGACCAATGGAGTTTGGGTCGACCTCCCAATAGAGCCAGCTATCCTCATCAACTTCTATCAGTTCGGTGATAAAAGTCCTTCCGTTGTTTTTGCAGGCGACAAGGTGTCCTTCACGCCATTTCCCGCCGACAATCTCCTTGCCTCTGAATAGAATTTCTCTTGCCATTGTATTTATTGTTTTGTTCGTGTTTCGTTCTGCAAAAATACAAAATATTTCGCATATAGCGAACAATAATTTGCAAGAAAAGTGATAAGAGTGCGTAAATCAGCGAAAAAAAATGCTCACGACATAAATGTCGCCAGCAAAACATACCGTTCTAGGCACGGAATATCACCTTTCTTGCATTACACACCGGCCACAAATCGGTCATAAAAATAAAAAAGGCTTGAAAATCAAGCCTTTTCGTTGTCCTACCTGTAAGCGCACTACAAATCATTGTTATACTATATTAAACCAAAATAAATCATTTCAATATTTTACATGTTTCTTTGGAATGATTGTTGAGCACAATCGGTCATAATAAACCACATTTTCGGTCATTTTTTGGTCATAAGTTTATTGAACCGCTCCATGCTCTCTCTCTTCTGCTTGTCTACAATGGCTACATAAGGCTTCATCGCTTTAAGGTCTTTGTGGCCAGTCCACCGTATAATCACCTCGGAGGGTATCTCTAGAGTCAGGGCAGATACTACAAACGTTTTGCGTCCACAATGGGTGCTGATGAGTTCATACTTCGGTGCAACCTCTTCCTTTCGCTCCGACTTAATCCAATAAACCTGACGTATCGGCTCGTCTATCTTTGCCATCTTTGCCAACTCCTTCAATGCCTTGTTCATTTGTTGGTTGGTGGTGACCGGAAGAGCCTTCGCGTTTACGTTGTCGCACTTATATTTAGTGAGTATCGCCGCCGACATGTCGTTGAGCTCGATGCGCAGGCTGTCTGAGGTTTTCTTTGTCACCACACTGATATAGCCTTCATGCACGTCCGATTGTCTCAACTTCGCCACGTCGGAGTACCGCAGGCCGGAGAAGCAGCAGAAGAGAAACACGTCCCTCACTTGGTCTAGGTAGTGCGTCTTAGGTATTTTCAAATCCATGATGCTCCGCAACTCCTCCTGAGTGAGGTAGATTATCTCCTTGTCGTCACCGTTGCCGATAAACCTCGGATGGTAGTCGTCCCACTCGCTGTTGGTAGTGTAACCTTTCTTCCGGCACCAGCGCAGGAACGTGCGAACGCTGGATACGTTCTTCGCCACTGTGGTATTCCTCATCTCCTTGCCATAGAGGAAGTCCATGTACTGACGCATAGACTCCTCGTTGAAGTCCTCAACGCTCATGGTCTCTTTCCATTCTTCCAAGTGGCTTTTGATTACCTTCCATCGTTTGTACGTGCCGCTGCTCCAACTGCCCGTCCTGGTACTCTCGTTGATGTACTCGTTTATGGCCGTGACAATGTTGTGCTTGTTCTGCTTGTCACCGTCGGCATGGATATCACCCAGTACCATCTTCACCTCCTCTTCCGATGGGATGCGCTGCTCGAGGTGGCACTTGTCGAAGAGACGGTCAACGGCGGTGGTCAGTTCGTTCAACTCCTTCACGGCTTTCTGCTGGGAGCGCTTCGGCATGCCGCTCCGATCATCCCACTCCGAGGGTATGATGGGGTTGGATAGACAGTGGGAGATGCGCTTGCCGTCCCACGAGACGCGTAGGCGTAGCGTATGCCGCCCGTCCTTCAAGGCCGTGGGTAGCATGTTACAACGTATGGAATACTTGCTCATTGTATGCCATTATTTAATGCCTCCAGTTCCATCCGTAGGTGTATACACTCCTCAACCTTCTGCTCGTAGCGCTCCAGCGATATGGTGTCGGGCGGGATATTATACACTGGCTGCTGTGGCTTCATCATCTCACCCTCTCCGGTGATCACCCATTCAATGTTGAGCTCGGGATATGCCGCTATGATAGCCGCGAGGTGCTTGTCGGATACCGCCTGCCCAATCTTGTCGCCGTCAAGGAATCCGCGCCGCAGACCTGTGGCCTTGAAGAACTTCGTCTTGGTTCCAACCTTTGCTGCTATGAACTGATAAATGCGCTCTTTAGTGGTCATTTTGCGAAAATATAAGTATTTTTAACATCTATTATACAATATTATACTATAATCATCGTTATTATGCTGAACTTTATTCTTGTCATAAGGTATGAAATTTTAGGTGTTAAACGGGGAGCTTCACGAGTTGGCTGCTCCCTTTTTTATAGTACTAATACAGGAATACCAACTTCTTCGGTATGTTTCTTGATATACTCCGCAACAGTCATCTTGAACACCTCGCACGCTCCTTCCGGATAGTCGTAGGTAATGAGGGGTGCGCCGTCACGATACACAACTCCAAGTTCTACGCGGTGATGGCCGCCGCATTGTACACATGGTGCTTGGTTGGCGATATCCTGTACCTTCTTGATTTGCTCTTCTATAAACATAATATTAAAGATTTATGAAAATGTTATTCATTGTTTCTAAGGAAAAGTATGGCGAGCTTTGCGAACTTATTGACCGTATTGGGGAGAATTATGAAGCATTCCTCGGGGAAGCCACTCCTATTGACGAGGATATGAAGAGGAAGATTGAGGAGCAGTTGGCCATCTTTGAGAGTGTTGAGGTTGCGAATTAAGACTGGTAATTAACTATCTAGTTTTTTGTTGTTTCGTACATTTCGTTTAGTTTTCTTCGAAGTTCGAAACACTCTTCCTCTTTTTCATTCAATTCATCGCGTAAGTCCTTTTCGTGGGTGTCTTTACTTTTCATCCAATGTTGTAAAGACTTCACCCGATCGGTAAGGTCTTCAATTTTCTTTTCCGTTGAATACATCTCCGCACATACCACTAGAAGTACGATTAAAAATATAATAAAGAAAACTGTAAATAAACACTCATCCATATAATTAAGTATTTATATTATTATATTCAACCTTCCACCTGGGTAGTAGTACCAAAAGGTTCCGTTTTTTCTTTGGCGTATCCCGCCGCCTGCTCCTTGACGGCCTTTAGTTCGGCGCGGAGGGAGCCGACAAGCTGCTGTGCTTCGTCGTAGCGTTCCCATAGACGGTCGTTCTCGCGCTGGAGGTCGGCAATTGTGACGGCGTTCCAGCCATCATTGCCTTCTGCAGCCTTGTTTTGAGAGCCTTCGAGGTTTGTTTCGTACGAAGAAATGTTTCGTTTTTCAATATTTTTAACATTTTTTCCTTCGAACGGGTCATTTTTTGGCTCATTTTGATGCAAATTTGCATCATTTTGTCGCAACATTTTACCCCTTCCGAGAAGCAACCAATCGGGCGAAATCTGCTGACAATTTTCCAAAATTTTTATTAAAGTGTCACTGTTTAGACCACCTCCGCGACTCAAATATTTGTAAATTTGTCCACTCGAAGCAAAAATTTTTTGCTCGAATTGACGCGTTGTAAGTCCATAATATTCAATTATTTGTCGCAATCTTTCTATCATGGCAAATGTTAAATATTGAAATTTTTCAAAAAAATATTTTGTCAGTTTTGAAAAATGCCTTATCTTTGCAGCGAATTTCTAACACGAATATAACTTTATATCTGCAAAGATACAAAAATTTTGAAATATGGAAACTTTGTCACCAGCCAAGAGAGAAAAAATGAAACGCGACAAGAAGATTATGAAACTCTTCGAAAAGTGGAGTCCACTGTTCGGACGTTCGGGCGCATATAATAAGATAGCAGCCACGGGTATCGCCTCCTACGCCACCGTCGTGAACACCGTGAAAGCCAACGAGGCCACCCAGGAACCCGAAGAAGCATTGAATGTTTAACCCCTAAATATTTATTACAATGAAAGCAACAGTATTTTTCTCCAACGAGAACGGAAAGTGCAAACTTATGGTCGACGGCATGCCCGCAAAGAAGTTCGACAGCGTGAGCCGTCTGCTGGCCTTCTGCCGCAAGCACGACATCTGTGTAACCGTCAACGACTGCGTAGCAGCTTAACACTATGGGATGGATGAGCAACATGTCTGAGAAGGAGCGCCGCGAATGGCTCAAGGCCGGCACCATCGCCGACCGCCGCTGGGATGAACAGAAGCGTCAACGCCAAGACCCGCAGGAGACACTGAGCGAAGAACTCCTCTACCATCAGAACAAGAGAACAAGACTATAATCCATAAAAAGACCATGGTGCCCTTCGTAGTTCAGCGGTAGAACCGCAGGAGACCACAGCCTGCAAGAGTCGCTGGTTCGAGTCCAGCCGGAGGGCCTAGAACAAACACCAAAAATAACACACACCATGAGCAAGGACGAATTAAAAGACAACCCCGTAATCGGCATCACCGAGTACCGTCTTTCCAAAATCATCGAGGAGGCAGTGCGCCGCGGCTATGAGGCCGGACGCAACGAGGCCGACAAGGACGAGTGGCTGACCTCCCGCGCACAGATCTGCGAGTTCCTGTCGCCAGAGAAACCTATCAGTTCCACAACCTTCAACCGCAACCGCTCGTGCGGAATGTACGGTGAAGCCATCATCGGCAGCGGCCACAAGTGCAAGGCACGCAAGAGCGACCTCCTCTCAGCCATCAGGCAGTATGAAAGGGCAAGTATTAAGTAAGGGTTAAGTTGATGTTAAGTTGATAGCAAACAATGACCAAAATAAATACCCCCCCCATCCGGAAATGTTGCGCCAACTGCCAGTACTGCTCCCCAAGCGGACGCTTCTGCTACCTGCTCAACGTTCCGACAGACCTCAACGGGGAGTGCAACGGATGGACAAAGGCAAGACAAACAAAGGATATTAATTAATCACCCAAAACATACAATATTATGAAATCAAAAAATTACATTGGAAAGAAAGTTCTCGTGCGATGCAACCGTGCGGGCGTATTTTTCGGCACCCTCGCCGAGTTTGACAGCATCAGCCGCGAGGCTACCCTCTCAAACGTTCGCCGTATATGGTACTGGGACGGTGCAGCGTCACTGTCGCAACTTGCCACTGACGGCACTAACGAACCACGTTCATGTAAGTTTACCGTGATTGTTCCCGAGATGTCCGTTATGGAGGTTATCGAGATACTCCCTTGCAGTGACAAGGCCATTAAGAGCATAGAGGAGGTGTCGGTATGGCAGCGTTAGAAAAAAAAATTGTGGCATTTCTGTCGACCGGCTCCGGCGACGGCTACGGCTACGGCTCCGGCGACGGCTACGGCTACGGCTCCGGCGACGGCTACGGCTACGGCTTCGGCTCCGGCGCCGGCTACGGCGACGGCTACGGCTACGGCTCCGGCGACGGCTACGGCTACGGCTACGGCGACGGCTCCGGCGACGGCTACGGCGACGGCTACGGCTACGGCTACGGCGCCGGCTCCGGCGCCGGCTTCGGCTCCGGCTACGGCGCCGGACTCAAGTCATTCAACGGTTATCGTGTATATTATATAGATGATACGCCCACAATCATATATGATGTTATCGGCAACAATGCTCGGTGTGCTGTCGTACAGAGAGATCTCACACTCGAACCTTGCTATGTTGCTAAAGTGTACAATTTCTTCGCTCATGGCGACACCCTCCATGATGCCATGAAGGCGGCACAGGAGAAATATGACAATAACAAGCCTCTCGAAGAACGTATTGCCGACTTCATAGCTAAGTACCCCACCCTCGACACAGTGGCCACAAACAAAGACCTCTTTGTTGCACATCACACCCTCACTGGCTCCTGCCTCTTCGGGCGACAGCAGTTTGCTAAAGAACACGACATCGACGTGGAGAACGGCACCATGACCGTGCGCGAGTTTATCAAGTTCACCAATGACGCTTACGGGAAGGATGCCATAAGGAAACTTGAAGAGGCATACAAATAATAAAAAAAATAAAGAATTAACAACAAACAATACACACCTATGGAACAGAACAACAACACAAGCCTAGTGGCTTTGAACGACGCGAAAGAGAATTTCGCCGTCGCCATGCAGGAGGCTCAGAGCCTCGACATCGTGAACAATATGGCAGCAGCCTTCGACGCCGCCATCATTGTCAACAAACTGGAAGCCGTCCTCACCGACGAGGTGATGGATAAGGTCTTCATGCCGCTCATGAACAAGAAAATCGGTTTTCGTACCGACCGCGACCCATCCCGTCCCGACCGCCGCACCGGCGTGGCTCCCAAGCCTTACGGCCGTGACGTCGTCCGCACCTGCATCATCGACGGTGCAGCCAACGGACTCCTCCCCATGGGCAACCAGTGGAACATCATCTCCGGCACCATGTACCCCACCAAGGAAGGTTTCACCGCCCTGCTGGCCAAGATGAAGTCCACCATGGGACTCATCTACTCCTTCGAGTTCGACCCCGAGACGACCGCCAAGAGCAGCGACCCGAGTTATGTGGCCATTCCCTGCCGCATCTCCTACCGCACCAACCGCGAAGACCTCAAGGGATGGTTCAAGTACATCGCCATGGTGAAGAGCAACGGAGAGACCTCCACCACCGACCAACTCCGTGGTAAGGCCGAGCGCAAGTGCAAGCGCGCATTCTATGAGTTCCTCACGGGTCTCGACCTGGGCGACGCCGACGCCACCGAGGTTGTCGACGTGACCTATACCGAGGTCTCCAGCAAGACCACCGACACACAGAACAGCGCCAAGATGGCCGCCGAGAAGGTCAAGGAACTGCTGGCAAAGCGCCGTTACGAAAAGGAATCACCCGCCACTGAAGAAGAGGCCATGAACCCTAACGGCATGTCCGATGAACAGATAGAGGCCGACCTGACGGCCGTGGCCGCAGAACAACAAACAATTAACATGGGGGAATAAGTCATGAAGGTCAAGACCGTCAACGGCATCACCAAGTACGAGTGTGGCACCAACGAGGAGTGGCGCGAGGAGCGTGCAAACTCAATTGGAGCTTCCGCCGTGGGTGCCATCATCGGCGAGGACTACTTCAAGACACCCATGCAGGTGGCTGTCACCATGCGCGAGGAACTCAACGGCAACTTCAACTACGAGGAGAACGAGGCCATGAGCCTCGGACACGACCTCGAAGGGGGAGTTGCCTCCCACTTCCAGCGCCTCTCCGGCTATCAGATTATAGCCTCTTCCGCCGCCGAGACTATCCTGCGTGACCTCGTTCACTACCCATTCATGCACGCCAGCCTCGACCGAACCTATTGGATTGACAACAACGGCCCCAAGCACGGACTGGTGTCCGAGCAGAACAAGGGCGTGCTGGAGTGCAAGACCACGCGCCTCTCCATCGACGAGGATAATATCCCTATCAAGTGGATTTTCCAACTGCAGGTGCAGATGGGTATCTCCGGCTACCACCACGGACACATCGCCGTGCTGAGCCTCACCACGGGCAAGTTCTTCTACAAGTACTACGACTTCGACCCCGAAATCTTCGCCGCCGCCGTGGAGGTGTGCCGCGACTTTTGGGAGCGCTGCATCATCGGCGGAGAAGACCCCGAGCCGGTGAGCGTGGCCGACTACCAGCGTCTCTATCCTATGCACACCATCGGCAAGACCATGACCGTGGCGCAGAGCACCTCCGACACGCTGGCCGAGATTAAGGAGCTCAACGACACCAAGAAGGAACTGGAGGCCGAGATTGACCGCATGAAGGACAGCATCAAGATGCAGTTCACTGACGAGGAGGCCATGATCGACAACACCGGCCGCATTCTCGCCACCTACAAGACCAATAGCAAAGGACAACGTACACTGCTAATCAAATAACACTATGGCACGGACAAAGACACAGAAGAAAACAGAGGAGAAGCCGGTGGTAAAGGTACGCTGCTGCGACTGCCGCCACTTCTCCCTCGACACCGAAGGACCGTCCTTCTCAGCCGTCACAGGAGAGTACTTCATGGGCATCTGCCTGAAAGGACTCACGCCCGACACACCAAAGAAGCAGTTCGCCGACAAGGCACGCGTCTGCAACCAATACCAAAATAAATAACCATTAAAACACAAGCAAGCATGAACGACAACGAAAACCTCCAAAGTTCTGAATCGCAGAACAAGAAGATAGCCGCCTGGCTGCAGGCAGGCAACAGCAACACTCAGATGGAAGCCTTGAAGATGTTCGGATGCTTCCGCCTCGCCAGCCGTATCAACGACATCAAGCAGCGCTACGGCCTCCGTATCGTCACCGGACGTGTGACGACACCCAACGGCAAGCGCGTGGCTAGTTATTCCCTTTATAAGGAGGCTGTGGCATGAACGGCTTATCTGGTTGGATTAAAGTCTATCGGAAATTCTCTGAATGGGAGTGGCACGATGACCCTAAAATGGTATCAGTTTGGGTACATCTACTGATACTCGCCAACTATGAAGATAAGCAATGGCATGACGTCACCATTGAGCGAGGTCAGATAAATATAGGGTTAGATTCCTTCTCAAAAACCGTAGGGATTACAGTTAGAGAATTGCGTACTTGTCTTGACAGATTGTGTCACATGGATATGATAATGAAAAAATCGACAAACAAAAATACTATCATAACAATCTGTAACTACGACAAATACCAATCATCAGAAGAGGTCGAACGACAAACAAACGACAAACAAACGACAAACAAACGACAAACAAACGACAAACAAGAAGAAAAAGAAAAGAAAAATCCCCCCACACCCCCTATAAAAGAAAATAAAAAGAGTGAAGAAGAAGGAAAGAAAGAAAGAAATATTATTTCTTCTTCTTCCGAAGAAGCGCCGAAAAAAAAATTTTCAGCGGAAGAAAAAAAATTACATGGGGAGTTAAAGAACATCTTCTGCGAGGAATGGAAAAAGACCCACGGCGAAGAGTTCTACTGGAGCGCGGCAGCAATGACCTCTACAATCAAGATAGCCGACCAGATAAAGTTCTACATGCCGCAGGAACAGAAAAACGACCCAGAACAACTCAAACTCAACTTCCGCATCTTCGTACAAAAAATCCTCACCTCCTCCGACAACTGGTTACGAACCAACGCCACCCCTCAAATCATAGCCTCAAAGTTTAATGAAATTTACACATCTCTGAAAAATGGAAACGCAAGCACTAACTCGAACAGACCTGACGGCCGTCCCTCAATGGTTGAGAGAACACTTAGCAAATATGCCGCAATGTATGGTAACGGCCAGCCGGACGGCGGTGTCGGTTCGCAGTGTTGACGAGGCGGTGAACCTCACTGGCGAGCATAAACTGTTCAAACTGCAGAAGGACGGAGGACAGATGAACACCGCCATGATCATAGCCGTCATGCTCTCCAAGATGGCCGACGACATGCACCTCAAGGACGGACTGACGGAGGGCAACATCGACGACATCGTGCGCCGCCTCACCACTGACGACGATATCCGCTACTGGCTCACCCTGGCCGATATCAGCCTCCTCTGCCGACGCATCGCAGAAGGCTACTACGGCAAGACCTACGGCCGCTTCGGCATTGCCGAGTTCAACGAATGCCTCATGCAGTACTGCAACGAACGCCGCGACATCCACAAGCAGCAGGCCGACAAGGTGGTGGTGAACCCAACAGAAGCCTCCCTCACCATGAAGGAACTTGGCTACACCATCGGCCCCGACGGCAACCTTATCGTCCCCGACGAGCAGAAGGAACGCCATCTGCCGCAACCCCTCTACCTCTTCAACGACAATGGCAAGCGCATCGGCATCAATCCCAAGGGAGCCTTCGGTAAGAAGCAAGCCTCCAAAGACAAGACCGATAACGTAATATTTCTTGTCAAGCAGATGATGAAGGATGACAGAGAACTAAGCCTCGACGAGGCCATAGATATGGCAGAAGCGCAAATTAATAATCAATCAACCAGTAATCAGCCATGACCCACGCATCAGTATTCAGCGGCATCGGCGGGCCGGAGGTGGCCGCCACCATGCTTGGGTGGACTAATTTGTTCCACTGCGAGATAAATCCCTTTGGACGGGCGGTGCTGGATTATTGGTACCCAAATGCAAAATCTTATGAAGACATCACAACAACAGACTTCTCCGAATGGCGGGGAAAAGTCGACGTGCTCACAGGGGGCTTTCCCTGCCAGCCGTTCAGTTACGCCGGGCAGCGGCGAGGCGCGCAGGATGACCGCTACCTCTGGCCGTATATGTTTAAGTGCATCGACACTATCAGGCCCACTTGGGTTGTGGCTGAAAACGTTGGTGGAATCCTCACGATGGTCGAGCAGGGCGAGGTATCTGGAGTGGAGACTCAGGGGGCTCTGTTCGACGAGGCAGACGCTGTTCGAAGATACCGACTGCGTGAGACCTTTACCCTGCAACGCATCTGCGACGACCTTGAGACGCACGGATATGCCGTCCAGCCGGTGCTTATTCCAGCTTGCGCCGTTGGAGCCCCGCACCGACGGGACAGGGTGTTCATTGTCGGAAGAAGAAGAGACGATGGAGAAACTGCCAGTGATAGACGGGGACCAGTACGAGGAAGCGGTGAGAGCGGCGAAGAATATGGTGACGAGCGGACTGCTGAACACGCCGGTAGCGGACGGGATGAAATGCCGCACGACACACCACGGACAGCGACGGATGAACGGAGAGGCATTGAAGGCAATGACGGATATGTTGCTCCCCGCGCCGTTGGTGGTGGAGAGGGAACACCCGGAGAGTGTGGAGGCATTGAAAGCGAGAGGAGCAACGCAGTTCAACACCCGTGTGGAGGGCGACCTGCATCCGAGTGGAATAGTCGATTTTATGAACTTCTACGGGATGCTGCCGACACCGCAGACAACGGACTACAACACGACAATCAGCGAGGAGGCGAAACAAGCGGCAATAGAACGGCACCCAGATGTCGTGCCGAGTTGTACATACCAACTGCGACAAATGGCCGTGGATGGGATGCTGCCGACACCTCGGAGCAATGTCGTAAACGGATGCGATTTGAACAATCCGAAACTTGCGGAACGGAACAAGAGCAATTTGGAGGAAGAGGTTGCGAAAATGGTTGTGGGCGACCTGTTGCCGACACCGAGAACTGGCTACTCGCAACGATGTATGGACAACGAGAAGTTAGCGGAACGGGAGAAGGGCAATCTGGAGGAAGCGGTGGCGAAAGCGTGGCAATCGGACAAGGAATCGCAGGAGAAGGCAGGTGGAATAACTTCCCGACTGTCTCCCCTGTTCACCGAGGAAATGATGGGCTTCCCTTTCCTTTGGACGACCTTACCCTTTCTCCGGCCAAGTGGCGCACCGAAGCCCTCAAAGCCTACGGAAATGCGATAGTACCCCAGGTCATGTACGAAATCTTCCGCGCCATAGAGATAGCCGAAAAACCCCCGAAACCTTGATTGAGAATGAAGCACCCTGCTTGATTGAGAATGAAGCACCATGCTTGATTGAGAATGAAGCAAGACCATTCATTGAGAATGAAACATAATGTTTAACTAAACACCTTAAAAACAATGTTAAAGTACAACGTACAATTGAACAACGGCAATGAGGCTTTCGGCGTGACCGAAAAGACCATCACCGCCAACGAAGTGACCGAGACCGTGGACAGCAAATTTCTTGCCCACCATCTCAACCTCCATTCGCATGGACTTATTCCGGAGAACATCGCCCAGCTGGTGCTCGACAATTTCTGCGCCGTGGCCGCCGAGCTGATGGGTCAGGGCCACGCCGTGGTGCTCACCAGCAAGGGCAAGGCCGCGCTGAGACTTTATCCGGACATCCATGTGAAGGGCGGCAACATCAACCTGGCCCGCGCCCAGGAGCTGATGGAGGGCGTGACGGAACTGACGCTGGAGAACGCCACCGAGCTGGTGCAGCGTGCCGGACTGACGCTGCGAGCCAAGGCCGAGTGCGAACCCGCGATGGGGGTGCTGCTCGACCAGTCGAAGAGCGGCCTGACGCTGAACGAGCTTGTCAACGTGCCCTACGTCCAGCGCAAGGACGGCACGGCGACCCCGACGCCCACGCCCACCGACCCGACCCCCGGCAACCAGGGCGGCAACGGCGACAACGGCGGCGGCAACGACGGGATGAGCTGATTGGGAATTGAGAATTAGGGAGCGTCGGAATGCAACCCCAGGGTGCAGTCTTCGAGAGGGGGCTGCATCCGCAAGAACGAATGTTTAACCAATAAAATCTTGCAATATGAATATCGAACTGAACAAACTTGAAGCGTTGAGGCAATGCAAATATGCCTACAACGAAAGGCTGCAAGCCTATGTGTCGGACAACCTTTATATGTCCGTAGTGGCAACAAACGCTTGCCAGTGCAAATGCCCCTATTGCATCAACTCGCTAACCGACCGCACACTCTTGCTGCCTATTGACAAGGCAAAAGAGAGTATCAAGCGAGCCGTTGAGGAGTTCGGGGTGCAAGAGGCCGTTATCCTTGGAGGAGAGCCGACACTTTATCCGCATCTGCTTGAACTGATAGCGGCATTGAAAGAGGCAGGACTGCGGTATGTCGGCCTTACCACCAACGGCATTAAACTGAAAGACCACGACTTTCTTGAGGCACTTGTCAAGAGCGATATTGATTTCCTCAACGTGTCATTCCACAAGAGCGGTGAGTTTCTTTTGACCGCCGAATTGTATAAAATCTACAATGACTTCAAGTCTATGCGTCGTTACGGTCAGAAATTCCGCATCAACACAAACGTATGGCGTGGCAACCACGACAATGAGTTGAGTCTTGTGGATTGGTTTGGACTGATAAGCGAGTGCTGCGACGAAATCAGAGTTAGCAACATCATCCGCAAGGACGATTTCTCGGTCAATCCTGACGCGGTTGAAGAGGCAGAAAGCATGTATATGGACAATGAGGAGTATGAGGCGTTGTTTAAAAATGTGCTGCGGAACTACAGCGGCTTATATAGCATAATCCACAATCCCGCTGCCCTCGGTTTTGTCAACTACTACCTTATCCCGACAAAGACCCCCATTATTCTCAACTGGAACATCGGCAGTCGTGTTTCCGACCAGGTATGCGAGAACGATGTCGGCAATAGGCACATCAACACAATCAAACTGCTTGTCAACGGAGATTTGAGTTTGTCGTGGAATACCAACAATCGAATTTGAAACCTTTTTTAATTCACAAATTTATTAACCAATAAAACGTAGAGAAAATGGAAACGATTATCAACATGTTTGCCTCGTTTGTGGGGTTCTGCGGCGGCGAGTCCGGCAATCAAGCCCGACCCATGCAAAAGGATTGGGTTATCAACCTCAAACGCCAGTGAGACGAGCAGGACATCCCCTTCTTCTTCAAACAATGGGGCACATACGGCGAGGACGGCATTCGCCGAAACGCCAAAGTCAACGGCTGCTCCCTCGACGGCTACATCTACCAGGCATGGCCAAAGGCATGGAAAGGAGGCAACGCATGACAGCCATCCGCTACTCCCGCTACGTCCTCGTCAACGAAGACAAAGGCTCCGTGGTGTGGTACGACAACAAGGGTGCTGCCGACAAGGCACAGACCGCTACCGGCGGCACCCTCTTCGACTTCGACCACGACAACCGCCAAACCATCGACCATGCCATCCACTCCGCCCGTCACCGCATGGGAATCGAATAAAACAAAAACAGCAAGCGCAATGAAACCACGCAACCAATTCGACAATTCCGAAGACGGCGCACGCGCCTCTGCGCTCGTCACCCTCGTCTACGTCACCATGTCCATAGCCAACGCATATCTTGAGGAGTGCAACGATATCCTTGAGGAATACGGCCTCTTCACCTTCGACACTAAGAAGGAGGCCAAGGCTGCCATCAAGCGCTTCGAAGACTACCACAAGGCCATGATGAAGTACCTCCACGGAGAGCCGATGATGCAGAAACAGATTATCGACGTCTACGAGGGCGTCAAGGCAGCCATCGACAGCCAAGTGCTGGAGACAAGCATCGAACAATATAAACAAACACATCAAGCACATGAGCAACACAGTAACAATCAACGACTGGACGAACGCCGAATTTAAGAAACCCATCGTCGGACGTCCCTGCATCGTGGTCTGCCAAAACGGATGCCAGTACCTAGCCGTATGGAAAGGCTTCTATTGGGTCAACCTCAACACCGGCCTCCGCATCATGACCAACGGCCTCACCCCGAAGCACAAAATCATCGCATGGTATATGTACGAGAAGTACAATCCAGACAATGTCATTTAACCGTTGCGCAAAGCGAGAGCAGAACAAGTTCGCTTGTTATGCCGAGCCAAAGCAACGTGAATGAACGTAGTGAATTAACCTTTAAAACCACAAACCATGAATAACCGTATCTTTATCTCCGGCCGCGTCACTGGCGACGCCGATTATGTAATGAAGTTCAAATCCGTCAAGGGCGAGCTCTTCAACGCCCGACGCAACTGCACCCAAAGCCGTCCATGCAACGGATGCCCGTTCTACGACCGCGACCACATCTTCATGTGCCGCATCTCCGACATCTTCCCCAAACAACTGGAGATTGTCAACCCCGTAGACCTCGGCCTCGAGGGCAAGAACTATTGGATTTCCCTGTTTAAGTGCTTGCGCAAACTCCGCAAATGCCACTACGTCTATATGCTCAGCGACTGGCAGGAGTCTCGCGGCGCACGCTGGGAACATCGCGTGGCACGCTTTCTCAAAAAACAGATTATCTACCAAAAACCTATCAAACGATGAAAAAAATTCTCAACTTCCTACGCCGCCCGTTCCGCGTCCAGTACCGCCTCTCCGTCATCATCGACGGAAAGGAGTCCAACACCTACGGCACCGACCGCCGCCTCCTCACCAACCTCGCACGCAACACCCCCAGCATGGAGTACTGGACGCTCTACAAGCGCGGCCCATTCGGCAGGCATGAACGCGGCATAGACTTGGGCATGCACCATTAGTTCAAAACATAAAGCACACGTTCAGCCGCTCCTCCGTATTTTTGCACCCCGAAAAACAGATTGTCATGAAGCAAGAAATAAAATACCAAGGCTACACCGCTCAGCCTTCCGACTATGAGTGCCAGGACGGCGACCTCGCCGACTCACTCAACCTCATCCACGAGGACGGCTCTCTCAAGCCTATATTCCAACCTAAACCCGTGCTGCAACTGGAGCCGGCGGAGAAGATTAAGTTTATCCACGCCACGCCCGTCTTTAAGCACTATATCATCCTCCACGCCGGCGGCAACACCCTGTGGTGGATTGACGAGCGCGACGAGGAGGCCACACGCCACGCTATCGAGGTAGACCAGACATTCAACGTCGTCCATAAAATTAACTCCGTGGGCAACACCCTCTGCGTCCTATGCGACAACGGCCTCCACTATATCCTGTGGAAACCCAACGATGAAGCCTACCTCTACCTCGGCACCAAGCCGGAGATGCTGCAACTCTCCTTCGGACTCTCGGATAATAAGATGAGCCACTACAACGACGATGAGCCAGGTGTCTATAATGACGGTTCGAGGCAGCTTCCCTATCCAGGAGAAACGGTGTCGAACTACGCCCACTACAATATGCACCACAACCGTGCCCGCTACTTAAACTTACCAGAAGGTCATGCTAGTGTACTTAAATACGACGTCAAATCAGAATGGGTGGATGAACTGAACGATGCTATATGGGCTCTCATCAACAAAACAAACGACCATATCGCCCGTGAAGGCCACTTCTACGCTCCTTTCTTCGTCCGCTACTGCTACCGCATGTACGACGACAAAATGTGGATGCACTCGGCTCCAGTCTTTATGCCTGTCTCTATGCCATACTCCTATGTTGTCAATTGCGTAAACTACAATTCTTATTTTGATACACAAAGCCAGGCTACACTACTCCACGAATCCGAATGTGTTGGACTTACCGACGACAATGATGGTTACGACCCCTACAAGGCAATGGAGTTTGTCTACTTCCCAAGGAATGTTGCCTTGACATGCAAACTGGTAGAAGGTAACGTCTCGGAATTGCTGTCCAAATGGGGAGACATCATCAAGTCCGTCGATATCTTCGTGTCGCTTCCGCTCACCCGCGAGGACATGACGGAGAAGATTAAGTCCGTCAGCGTGGGCGACAAACAAACCTATAATCTAAGAAACTATAATCTGTCAAAACAGAATTACCTGACCGAATGGACATGGAGAGGCGAAGACGGAACTCCCGTTTACCCATACCTTCATCCATATAACGACCCTGTACCCGAAAGAGGGCGCCACAACTGGTTCTACTTCCCTTATAGGATAGATGACGTTGATTATTCACAAGGTGCCGACTGGTATCACTACACCAACAACTTCCTCTTCGACATTCCACTCATCTCAGAGGAAGCCTACAACGACAAAATCCACAACACTGCCAACTTCTACCGAATCAAGTCCATCGACCTCGAGAACTTCTCCGACGAAATCAACTCCACCAGATACAGCGACCTCGACATAAACAAGTCCGTCCTCCCTGTCCTCGCTACTCAGGAAGTGATGACCGACGACTACAAGTCGCACAATACCATCCTCCCGCTCATCGACGACAACAACCGCTGTGTCACCTCCATCTACAACTACAACCAGCGCGAGAATATAGCCGCCATGCGCGAAAGCCTTTTCTCCGGATTTCCAGCCATCGCACTCACACCCTTCTGCCGCACCTACGACGGCGAAGAGGCAGAGGAAAACCGCGACTTCCGTATCCTACAACTGGACGTCGTCATTCGCACCGAGGAGGGCGACAAGGAGGTGTTGGTGCAGACGCCTGGCGAAATCAACGTCAACGGCAAGATAGCACGGCCTATCCTCTACAACTGTCCGCTCTTCTACCCCGACAGCCGCGCCGTGCGCTTTGAGCTCTACGCAAGGAATACAGAGCGCGAAGGGTCTACAAATACGGTAATATATAAATACACCATCAAACTCAAACCACACCCGATGCTCAACGGAGCAGTCTCAGAAGGTGGCGTCATGGCTACACTTGAGGGCTTCTATCCTCGTGACTTGCTACCAGTAACTCCTCCAATAAGAACTTTGAGTGCGTCGGTACAAATACCCTATAAGATTTACACCTCCGAGGTATTGAACCCCTTCTTGTTCCCCTCCACAGGCATCAACACTGTCGGAACTGGCTCTATCATCGGGCTCTGCGCCGCCACCAAGGCGCTCTCGCAAGGGCAGTTCGGGCAGTTCCCTCTCTACGCTTTCACCACCGAAGGTGTATGGGCGCTCTCTATCTCCGATACCGGCACGGTGTCTGCCGCCCACACCGTCACACGCGACGTGGTGCTCAACGCTGACAGCATCACCCAACTCGACTCCTCGGTTGTCTTCGCCACCTCCCGTGGCATCATGCACATCGTAGGCTCCGAGGCTACCTGCATCTCCGACTTCCTCAACTCCCCCGACCCCTTCGACTTCACCAACCTCCCAGCAGCGGAACAACTGCAGACCATCAACCCGCAAATCACTCCCATCGCTCCGTTCCTCGACTTCCTCGCCGAGAGCCGCATGGCCTACGACTACCTCCACCAACGCATCATCCTCTTCAACCCCTCCATCGAACACGGCCCTGGCACGCTCATCTACCCCTACGCTTACGTCTTCTCTCTCAAGTCCAAACTCTGGGGCACCATGCGCTCCAACCTCATCTACACCATCAACTCCTACCCCGACGCTATGGCCGTCAACCACGACAACAGCCTCGTTACCTTCTCCGATACCGACGAGACCATCTCCAACGGCTTCGCACTCACGCGCCCCATCAAACTGGGCGACGGCAACACGCTCAAATCTATTCACACGCTCATGCAGCGCGGATACTTCTCCCGTGGAGATGTCTACACCGTCCTCTACGGCTCACGCGACCTCATGACATGGCACGTCATAGCCTCCAGCCGTGACCATGCCATCCATAACGTCCGCGGAACAGCGTATAAGTATTTCCGCATCGCTGCCTTTACCAACTTCACCAAGGAGAAATCGCTGTCAGGCGCCAGCGTGGTGTTCGAACCACGTCACCTCAACGTGCTACACTAAAATTTTGTTTTTCTCATTTTATACAAAGAGTCCGGCAGCATCTCGCGCCGGACTCTCCTTTTAACAAACAATACAAATATGTGAAACTATGAAACTTTCTAACACTTGAAAAACATATCCCGCTCAAAGACTCTTTGAACAAGATAGCTGCTCAACTCGTCAATCTGTACGGCGGACATGGCCGCATAGTCATCAACACTCTGCTCGTTGGTGTAGATATACCACTTGGCAAGGATGCCATAGACAAAGTAGTAGAAGAGGTTGATGGTCATGCCGGCTATCAACGCCGTGTTGAATCCATCATACACGCTGAGCACAAGGTCGTAGGTGTCGTTGTTGTCACGCAGACCTTCCGATACTATCTTGCCGGCAAGGATATTGACCAACTCACCGCGCATCTCGTCCCAGAACAACTTCAACTCGTCGTCGTCCTCGTCCACCGTACTGATACGGTCGTAGGCGTTCTCGTCGCCCTCGCGCTTGGCTCCGGTGTAGTTCGTCATGCGTGCCACACGATGCAGCACCTCGGAACGTTTGACCGTCAGTTGTATCTCCATAACTATTATCTATAAACTATTATCTATAAACTATTAATATCCGGTAGGAGGTGTGCGCTTCTCACAGCCTCTCAGATTACACATCTTCACCTCGTCGTTGGCTATCTTCACCCTTAACGTGGTGACCTCCTCCTGTTTGCTGTTGTACTTGTCGCGCCAAAGACCGATGTCTGTATAGCGCTCGTCTATCTGTTTGTTCAAGGCCGCTATACGCTCGTCTTTTTCTTTGCATGCTTCCTGGCGCTCCTCGGCCAGTTCTTTCCAGCCGTCGGCGACATCTTTCATATTGCTTATCTCGGCATGCTTGGCTTCTGCTTCTTCTTTCCGCGCCTCAGATGACGCCTTTTTTACCATTGACGGGATGGTGAAAAACCCCACTATCGTGCCTACGATACTGCCGCCTCCAAGCACCCCAATAAACATCTGTAACCATTCTATTCTTTCCATCCAATAAGTTCTCCTTTTCGGATGCAAAAGTACATAGAATGGAAGCAATGTCCCGTTTATCTTTTGAACTAAATGCTGACAACCTTCTCAGCGCACGAGATGGTCTGCGCGATTTTCTTTGCCTCGTCACTGTCTTTGCGCTCTTGGCCATAGCTGTCTTCCGGCTCCATCGCCCATAACAATTCTTGGCATCTGCGCTGTGATTCCTGCAAGGCTTTCTTGGCTTTTTGCTTCTCTTTCTTGATTTCTTTCAGTGCTTCTTGTGCATTCATATCTTGTACATTTGGTGGTGCAAAAATACGAAGATTTTCGCAATTGGAACGAAAAAAGTTTACCCCCAGCAGAACACCGGAGGCAAACACCCAATCTGTACAAGATATTCTTTTTACTTGTCGAAGTATTTTCTTATGCAATATTTGCCGTCCGGGTCTGTCAGCAGACTCACGGCCATGTCATGCACGAAGGGCACCAGCGTGTCGGCAGGTATCTTCGTCAACGGCTCGCCCATCATCCTGCCGATGCTCTCTCCAAAGTCGGTGTAGATTTGATTCATGGCCACCCACAAGGCGTAGCAGTTGAACACTCCCTCACGCTCTTTCTCTAGGCTCATGCTGTCAATAGTCCGCTCCCATGTGGGATAGTCCCACGGCGCTGCCGGCACCATGCCACGAATAATCTCCGTGGCCTCATTCCTCGTCAAGTACTGACGCCAGCGTATGGCGCACAACTCCTCAATAAACTCCTCCGCCAACTCCGGCTTGTTCTCAATAAACCATGCCATCATTCGCTTGTGGACGTTCCCAAAGACGCGCATCTGCTTCACGTCGCCCGACGAGGCCATCATGCCGTAGAGCATCCCGAACTTGTCATACATTTCTTGCTTTGTCATCTCTTTCCTTTCTTGTTGGTTTGTTTACTACCATTTGATTGCTTCCCACAGTTAGGACACGGTGCCTTCGGTATCGGCATCGGCTTCTGTGTTCTCGGTGTATATATCTTCATAGCATTTGTTATATAATGTATCTATATATCCACATAATAGTTCTACCCACAATGAAGCGTAGGCACATAGGAATGACACTGCCACCGATGCTATCACGGCACGCCCGACAAATAGAGAGTAGAATAGGACACTCCACCAACTCGCGCACTTAGAGCAATTCAAGATGGGGATTCTGTGCCCTATCACACCCTCTATGGCTTCCACCAAGCCGAGGTGGTTGGCAAGCGTGCATGACAGCACCAGCAGCAGTATGTCAATCCAGTACATTATGCGCCAGTGGTTACGTTGAACGAGGTAGTCAGCGCCACGGCGTTGGTGACGTTGCAGCAGTCGCTCAGGTTCGTGGGCGTAGCCACAACGCTGCCGGCAGTAATGGTGGGAGCCACAGCCGATGAGCAAGGCACACACATGGTGACGAACACATTGTCGGTCACTGGGCACTGGTTGCACGGGCACTGCCCATTGCAGCCACACTTATAGGGCATGTAGGTCACACTTCCGCTGCAAAGCACGTCACAGCAGAAAACACCATTACCCACATCGTGCGGAGCGTTCAACACTTGGTAGTTGAGGTTGGCACTGATTGGGTAGAAGCCGTTGGCGCAGATCTTGCGGTTGCCGCAGGTGTAGTGCGTCAAGCTCAACAGATAATTCGCATTGGCGGCCTCACCGCCAGGAACGAGCGTAAGGAAATCTATCTCGGTCGTTCCGTTCTTACAATTACACATGATTTTCTTTTTTGTTTGAAGGTTGATTGTCTCGACGGCCTATTCTCTGCACCGCCGTCTCTTGTGCTTCTTCATACAGCCTGCTCCTCTGCCATGGGGTTGAACACTCCGCTGTCGTCGTTCGACAGTTTCTTCTGCAGGTCTTCCATGCGCTCCAGCCGTTCCTCGAGGGCGTCCATCCTTCTGGCGTTCATCATCGAGAACTGCGCGGCACACAATAACCGCTGCTGGGGTGTACACTTCGTGCAGTCGTTAGGGCAGGTCTTAACGTTGTTGTCTTCCATCACTTGAAAAATTCAATGATTTTACTCTTGATAAAAGGATTCTTGTCCCACCTGCTCACAGCCTCGGCAATCTTCCTGCCGGTAACGGCACGCCCATGCCTTGCGTGGTCGTTGATAAATTCGACTATTGCATTTCTTGCAACCGTCGCTTCCTGCTCACTCTCGGCATAGATGTTGAATCGTATCTCGTATCCTTGCAACATATCTTTAATCGTTAACCGTTAATACTCGGCAGCGCCTCCACAGCCTCAGCAACCTCACCTCCAAGCGCCGGCAGGTTCTTTCCTCTCGAGGCAGCAAAGCCCCGCACGATGTCGTACATCTGACCGATGCCATCCTTGTTTTCCTTGACAAAGTCAAAGATTCCCGTCACCACACTCTTGGCATTGTCCATCGCCGTGGGCGGAACGGGGTCGAACATCGGCAACTCCTCCATGTCTTTGATGTAGAAATTATATAGCTTCTCCGCCTCTTCCACATTGCCTTTCGAGGCCATGATGCAGAACGATTTCAGACTGCTCTTGCTCGTCGGTCTGTAAGTACTGATAAGATTGGCCATTGCTTCTCGCTGTCTTTTCTTGAACATAATGGGATTGTTTGAAAGAGGGTGACCGGGACCGTGCCTTGCGCTTTTTCGCAGGGTATTACCGGCCACCCATTATTCATCTTAGTTACCACAGCCACAGCCGGTGGCAGGACAGCCGCAGGGCGTTGCGTCTCTGTAGAGGGCAACTTTCTGCGGGTTCTGACTGTACTGGCCGGTCATCAGACCAGCGGTCACGGTGTTTGTGGCGGTCTGGATGGCGCTGAGCTCGGCGGCCTGCTGGGCGGTTAAGGTGCCTTGCTGACTACCGCTCACAGAGTCATTAACGGTGTTGGTCAAGGTGACGTCGCCTGCAATACGCTCCGTGCGCTCGGCGGCCAGCGTGCTGGCCAAACGGTCGATGGTGGCGTTGGTGTTGGCCTGTCCCTGAGTGTAGAGGGCAAGCAGCGCGTCGTACTTGGCATTGGCAAGGTTAGCAGCACCGTTGGCAGCTTCCTTGGCAGCATTGGCCTTGGCGTTGGCATAGGTGGGAGCAAAAATCCATGCACCGATACCAGCCAGCAGACCAGCGGAACCAAGAACGAGGCCGGTAATACCGACACCGTTGGTACGCTTGCCTTCCTTGTGAGCCATCATGTAATTCTCATACGGGGTCATCCCGTAGTGGTTCATCTCTTCTGACATGATTCTTTACTTTTTGTGGGTTAATAATTACGTTACTTTGAAACCGATTTCGCCCACAAAAGTAAAGCGCTTCCGCAAGTTTTCCTAACTGCGAAAGCGCCGACACAATAACAAAAACAATACTAACCTTTTAAACCTTTTCTACTTTTCGAAAAATACCATGCCTTGAAGCGTTCAATCTCCGTTTTCTCCCACACCAACTCATGGTATCCTTTCCTTTTTATTCCCTCAGCTAACTTGCCCTGCCTGATATATTTTCTGAATGTAGGTTGTGTGATATGCAGCAGGTCGCACGCCTCGGTAATATTCTTCCATTTCGACTCATCTTCTATCTTCCTCTTCTCCGGATGCAGGATGCCGTCCGCCCACTGTGCCAAGGCTCTCGCGTTTCCCTCGCTGAACTGTATGATGTTCTTCCTTACACCCTCTGCCACACCATCAAACAACTCTATCAGCAACAGTCTTGTCTCTGGACTTATCTCATCGGCATTCATATCAAAACAGGGTTTGTTGCTGAGATTCACGTTTGATACGTTCACAAGCCTTGTCGTAGTATTCCTTGTTCAACTCGTAGCCGACGAAGTGCCGACCCTCACGCATGGCAGCGATGGCGGTGGTGCCGCTGCCCATGCAGTTGTCGAGGATGGTGTCGCCCTTGTTGGAGTAGGTGCGGACAAGGTCTTGAATCAATGCCAACGGCTTTTGCGTTGGATGGATGCCGTTTGGGTCTTTGGGAAACTGAAACACATTGCTCTTGACGTTCTCTCCTTCGGGAAGATTGAACGTGGCAGGTGTGCGCTCTAATTCCTCGTAAGACTTGAAGCCTTCCATCTTGTCTATGCCATACCGCAAGACCAACTCATTGTAGGTTTCAGCCGTAGGGATTGCGAACTGCGTGGATGAATGACGGAAGAAATGGTCAACGCATTGGCCGATTTCGTTTATTATCTCACGCTTTGGCTTTCCGATGAATTGAAGAACCTGTAACGAGTATTGACGTAGCGGGTCTTGGTTGTTGATGTCATAGACCTTGCGAAAAACGCTCATGTCCTCGAAATAGGACACGGGTGCTTTGCTCGCAGAGAACGCATTGGCGAAGTTGTTTTTGACCCAGATAAGCGGATATACAAATCGGAAACCGCTGTCACCATGACTGCGTAGGTTGTGGGTGTATGGCTCTTGGCTGAAAAGAATAGCCACGCCGTTCTGACGTAGGATGCGCGAGTAGGCTTCAAACAATTTGTTCGTGTCTATCACTTCATCCCATTCGCAGGTGTCGCCTTTGTTCTTCCAACCTTCGATTGCCATTCCTTTCACAGTCCCATACGGCAAGTCGCAGATAATGCAATCCACACTCCCGTCGGGGATGCGTTTCATTCCCTCCAGGCAATCCTCGTTGTATATCGTATCAAGTTCAATCATACGAACAATTTAGTCCACCACTTCTTGGTCTTCCACATAAGCACACCGATGCCTATTCCGGTGGCTATTACACCAATCCAAATAAATGTCTTCTGCCACCAGCCTAACGGCTTCTCCACCTCCACGGTCTCGGTGACAGTCACGGTAACTGGCTTCTCCACATACTTATATGCCGTATCGGTCTTCACATGGTACTTCACGAACACAACACTGTCGTGCCAATACACCGTGTCTCCCTTCACCTCGATGGTGTGCCAACGGTCAATGAAGGTGCTGTCATGCACCTCCCTCACCGTCTGCGTCGTGTCGTGTATATACACCGGCACCTCGACCGTCTGTTTCACGGTCTTGCACCCTACAAAAAGAAGGGCAATGGCCACAGTGAAAAGTAGTCTACGCAATGAAAAGCTGCAGCCATGCCCTATACCTATATTATTATGCTTCATTTGTTCGTGAATCTTATGATGTTTCCTTTGTTGTCTTTCAGGTAACCCCAATTGATGCAGTTTAACCGGCGCAGCCAACCATTGAGGAACACATTCTGACTCGGGTCTTTCCTAACGATGGCCTCAAAATGTTCCTCTCTCCGCTTCTTCAGCCGATTGAAAAACTCTTCGTAGTCCGTGGCATTGAGCGCGGCAATGGTCTTGGGACCTACCACGCCGTCGGCACTCACGCCCAGCATCTGCTGAGGATAGACGATGCCCCACTTGCCACTGCCCCACACCCAGTCCACCAAGATGTTGGCCAACGACTGACTGTGTATCTCGTCGGCTCTCCAACGATTCCAGTAATGGGGTCTCAGCACGGCATTCACTGCATCCTCGTCGGAGATGAGTTTCAAATCTTGCACGTCGATATCGCCGTCACCGTCCTTGTCGTATCCCACCTTCTTCCATGTGGATATCGTCACGCCTTTGTTCGTGGCTCCTCCCTTGTCATTCGGATGGTTTACAAAACCTCCCTCGAACGACAGGATAAAAGGTGCCAATGTCATCACGTCTGCCATATCGTTATTTGTTTTATTTGAATAAATTGATAACACACACTCTCAATCCGTAACCTATGGCTACGCCTGCAACGGTAAGAGAGAAGTCAATCCAATCCGGCTTGCCTCCCCACTGAAAGTCTTTGAACTCGAGGGCGCCCGCCACGCCAATACCGGCATAGGCGGCACAATATAGGTCATTTGCTCCTGCGCCAACGGCGATTCCTCCTACGAGGTGCTTCCAGCGGTTACTTTCTTCTATCCAACTCATAAGTCTATCTGCTTGTTTTCGTGGTGCAAAAGTACAACCATTATCCGCGGAATGCACTTTATCTTTTGAACTATGGATTTTTTTCGTATCTTTGCAGCCGAATTTTATCTTCACACCTAAAAAATAGAAATTATGACAAAAAGAACCTTGACGCTCCTCGCCGCTGGAGCACTCCTGCTCGCGGCGTGTGGCAAAGACAACGAAAGTCCTGCCGTCGAACCCCGCACCGACGGCGACACCATCAACCTTAAATTCATGCTCTCGGGCGACTGGGAGCAATCCGCCAAAGACCTCACCGCCAGCGGCAGCAGCATGACCGACGTGTGGGTGTTCGACTATGTGGGCGGCGAGTTGCAGCAGACCGTACACCAAGACGACAACACAGCCAGCGACTTCGGCTCGCCCTCCATCGACCTCGCCTATGGTACGCATACGCTGTACTTTGTCGCCTCGCGCGGACTGACACCGACGGTCAACACCACCGACCACAACATCACTTGGGTGAAGCCGTCCGACACTTTCCACAAGGCTCTCACCTTGACCGTGGACGCGAACACCGGCAGTCAGTCTGTGACGCTCGAAAGGATGGTGGCAAAACTCAAAATGACGATTAACGATGCCATAGCCACGGGAACGACGCAGTTCCTCGTCACTCCGACAACGTGGTACTACGGCATGGACTACACCGATGGCTCGCCCACGGCACAAGCCACCTCGCAAGCCATCACCGTCAACTGCCCTTCGTCGCTCGTCGGCCAAAGCGGCCAGTTCCTCACCGTGTTCACCTTCTCCTCCTCGGCACAGTGGAACACCAATGTCACCCTCGCGGCATTCAACGGCAGCAGCACCATTTCTTCGGTTGCTATCAACAATGTGCCGATACAGCGCAACCGCTCGACGGAGTACAGCGGCAACCTTTTTACGGCGGGGGGCAATAGCACCCTTTCGCTCAACGACACATGGGGCGACCCATTCACCGGCACCTGGTAAGAAACACCATGAGCGCTCTGCTTTCTGCGCTGGTATAAACGGTTTTTCATAAAAACCTATTTTAATGTGATGAGGAGCCGCCACGGGTTGGCGGCTCTGATTTTTTGTGTTAAGTTTCATGGGATTTCTTAACATATAACCCCTAACGTGTTAAGTTTTAGCGGATAATTTAACATGTATAGATTAAGCAGGTTTCGACCTGCTTAATCTTTTCCAATATGGGAAGAATTGGAAAGTTCTGCAAAGACTTTCAAGAATTTGCTCGCCTTATTTATGAGGTGAGCATTTTTTTGTGCCTCATTTATTGCCGTTTGTGTATAATTTAATAAACTTTTCTTGCGTATGTCAGTATTATTTTGTAATTTTGCAGCCGAAAATAAAACAAGATTATGACTGACAAAAAATGCCCTAAATGTGGAAGCAGAAACTTCCAAATAAATGATTACTACACTCGTGCTTACATCTATGAGGTGACGGACGGAACTGTTGTTGCAGATGGAGTTGGTGAGGAGGCAGACCACGTAAGAACCAACTGCGTATGTCGGAACTGCAACCATCAGTGGCATCCAAAAAAATTTGATTACACAATAGACCTATGAACAATCTACGAGTCAAGGAGATTTTGAAGCAGCAGGGGCACACGCAGAGGTGGCTGGCGGAGCAGATGCGCATCACGCCTATTGCGCTGAACAAGATACTGAAACGCGACCGACCGACTTTCGACAATCTTGAGACGTTGGCCTCGGCTCTCGGTGTCAGCATACCAGAACTCTTTGCCGACTACACCTCTACTTCCACCCTCACCTGCCCCCACTGCGGAAAACAAATAACAATCAAAATTGAAAAGATATGACCAACGAAGAAAAAGACGATTTCATCCTGCGTCTGCTGAAAGACAAGGCGGGATTACTCCAGTACATCGCCGAGATTATGTTCACGGCTGACCGCGACACACGGGGTTTGCTTGGTATGAAGGAGCGTGGCTTCTCTACGGAAGGGATGCTCGACAATGTTCTCAAAGTGACGGCTAAGCAGAGCCAACAGTTAAAGCACCTCGCGCTGATTGCGTTTATGGCCGTTCAGTCGCGCGACTTCGACGTGCAAGTGGCACAACTGATGAACAAGATGGGCCGCGGACAAGAGGCATTGCAAGCCATGATGGATGCCAAACTTAAAGGAATGTATGAGGACTGAATATGATAGACCAAGAATTTACAGTACGCAAGCGCATCTGCACGGCGGCGGATGGGTATCAGTTCATCACCAGCGGGTTCCCTAACCGCTCGCGGGGTGGACGGGCGTTTGAGAGTGTTGACGGCATGTGGGCGATTGACCTGCTGCCTGGATTGGGGCCGAGGGAGGCGGACATGGAGAATCCGAACTGCAATCGGTGTATATCGAGCAGTGGCAGGACCGTGACCACTTCCCGGACATCGCGGAGGGGTCGGTGTTCCCCGTGTGGGTTCGAGTAGAGAGAATTAACATTTG